GTAGATCGGAGGGAGGACGGCCACGACCGCCGCTTCCACCCCCTCCAAGCAGCGCAGGCACGCTGCTTGGATGTGCCGCCACCGCGCAATGGCCAAGTTGACGCGAACGTCAACCTGGCCACCGACGACGGTGATGACCACCGCCGCGCCCTTGGGGGACGCGACGGTGATGGTGACGTCGCCCGAGGGGGCGACGACCCAGGAATACCGCTTGTTAGCGGTCTCGTGGATCACCCTTCCGTTGGCGTCGAGCGTAAGGGCGACGCCGCCCTTGAGGCAGGGATCTGCCTCGGCCTCCGCCTTGCGGGCGGAGTCGTTGATCGCCTCCACCGTCGTCGGGGCTACCGGCGACGGCGTCCAGATGGCCCACCAGTGCCCGAAGGCACTGGCAAGCCGGTGCGCAGTCTGGAGCTGCGCGAGCGTTGCTTGCATACATTCTTATACCCGAAACACCCCCTGTTTTTAGACTCCGGGTATTGATCAAAAAAACAAGGCGAACACGAGCTCCCGAAGGAGCTCAAGCGTCGCGCTTGGAGATTTCTGCCTCAATCTCCGCAGCCCTACGCAGAAGCCTTTCGGCTTCGGCGTAGAGTGCCATTCCTTGTTCCGAGAAGCCCCACGAGCTGGCTTCTCGGAACTTTGCCTGGGCGTCTTCGCGAATATTCTTCGCGACCCGAGACTTAATGTCCATACACTCTTATACCCGAAATACCCCCCCCCCTGTTTTCGGGTCACTTCACGTCGTGAAAATACCGCTTAAGCGCATGCGCCAGCAGGTACTTTCCACGGGCCACGTCGGCCACCGCGCGGTGCTCTTGAAGGTCAGGGCCTCCAAGCGCCTTGTACACATCGTGAAGCGCAAACTTCTCCCTGCCCGTTTCCAGGCAGGCCATGAACGAAAAGCTCTGGAGATCTACGAACCGCCGGGCCCAGGTAGGCTTGACCCCCACGCGTGCCATCTCAGCCGCCATGAAGTCGCGATCAAAAGGTACGTTCTGCGAGCACAGAGGTAGCGTATGGGTAAGCTCCGCTACGTGGACCCAGTTCCAACGTACCCCATCCTGATCCTCGGGCACGTGTACGTTAGGCGCGCCCTTCCAATCTGGATGTTCTTCGTGATACCCGTTGACCGCCAGCGCCGCAGGCTCCCAACAAGGCTCAGCTAGGTTGACGTTGTGCCGAAATTCGAGAGTGTTTACGACGTGAATACCTTTCGGCGTAGCGTCTACAATTTCAATCGCGACTTCCAATACGCGATGTTTCTTAGGATCCAATCCCGTAGTTTCCACGTCTACCAGCGCAAGCCTCATCCTCGCTTCCTTCCTTGATTTGGGTCTTTCGTGCGCTCGGGCATTTCAAATGCGTCGGGATCTCTTAGGTCCTCCATCCGTTCCTCGTCGGTGTACCCGTCAAGGTCTGGCTCAGGAAGCATGTATGTAAGCCCCTTCACATACTCTTCCGCAGGCATGACCTGCCCATAGCTCTCGCCCAGCTCCACGTCCCAACGGTATGGTACGGGCATCCACGGAAATGCCTCCGCAACACGGTTGGTGCCGCACTGCGTAAACACGTCGCGTACTTGATGCGCGTACTGCTTTGGGACCTGGAACCCAATCGAATCGTGTACCGTCAACAACAGCCGCCCGCGCAAATCGTTCTCGATAATGGGGGCGATCCAGCAGAGCACGCTCAAGACAATGTCCGAGTTAGTACCCTGCACCTTGAAGTTGATGGCACGTCGCTCCGCCTGTGCCCGCAGGTCACTAGGCGCGCCCTTGCCGATAAGAAAACGCCGGCGCCGACCATTAAAAGCCTCCACCAACCCGAACGTACGCAGCTCCCACTTCGTTCGTTCCATGAACGTACGGATCGTTGGGAACTTCGTGAACAACAGCGCCTGAATTTGCTTAGCAAACTCCAAGGAGATGCCAGCAATCTCAGCGATCTTTTTGATACCTGCGCCGTACAGCATCCCGAAGACGAGGCGCTTGATGTTGTCACGTAGAGACTTGAGCCGCTTACCGTAGGCCTTGTCAGCGAGCAGGCCGTCCTTGCCCTTGTAAAAGTCGTCGTACGACCAGCTGTGCTCGTCGTCGATTCCGGCCTTTGCGAGGGCGATGCGCCGCTCTTCGCCCGTCAAACCCGCAGCCACCAGGGTCGGGTTGAGGCACTCAGAGGCGAAGTAGCAGTGAGCGTCGAGGCCGTCCTTCAATGCCGCGATCAAGGCTGGGTCCCTGGAATACGCGGCGTAGATGCTGACCTCAGCGCCCTTGGCGTCAGCGTTACCAAACGCGTACGAGGGGTCGTCTGGAATGAACAACCGCTTGCAGTTGACGCCCTCGAATACAGGCAAGCCCTCATCATTTAGAATCAGCTTGCCGTGCAGATCCTTCATCGCACCGATCAGCCCTTTCGGGATGTTCTGTGCATTAAATCGCGCGTCGCCTACGCGTACAGCGGATGAGAGCCGTCCAGTAGACGTGCTGGTCAAGCCGTATCCTGCGTGCAGCTTCTGATCCCCGAAGTACGTGGCGAGCGCCCCAATGTTGGCGAAGAAGGTGTTTTTGCCTTTATCCGCCTTCTTGTGCGCCAGGATCAGATTCGCCAGCGGGCACTTGTACTTGGTCACCAACCCCTTCAAGACCGAGTCATTGGTCTGAATGGCGCCCTTTGCTGTGTAAGCTTGCGGCTTGTAGCTGATCTTGCCGTTACGATACGTGACCAAATCGGGGTAGGTCTTAGCTAGGGATTCAGCGTGCTCCGGGTCTGGGTGCGTATACCCATCTCCGAAAAACAGCTGACCCAAGCGCTTCGATGACCCCAACTTGAAATCATCACCGCCCGCAAGCTCGTAGATCTGCTTGCGAGTATGGTCGATCGTTTGGCTGAGGGACTCAGTACCCCATTGGAGGTAGTTCAAGTCCACCTTCATGCCGTTGTACTCGATCTTTGCCAGCTCCCTCTGACGCGGCAGATAGTCATTCTGCACGAGAGCGAACAGCGCCCTAGGCGTCTTGCAAAGGCGGTCAACGGGAAATTGCTTGTCACGTGGGTCGCGCGAATGCTTTTGCATCAGCTCGACTTCGGCTCGGGCTTTTTCAACCCGAGCGTCCTCTTCGCTCATCCGTCGCACTTGCATGACGGCGATGCGACGCGTGGCATCGGCGTCCACGCAACCATAGAACAGGAGCTCATCGAGTGGGATCTTCTCGAATCCTCCAGTATCCGGCTTCTTCGTCTTTGCCTTCTCAGGCGTAGCTCGAAACTCGCCGGCGTTTTTTGCAGCGATCAAGATCTTCAACGCATCCGCCAGCTCGGGGTCTTTGCCCAACGTAGCTGCGATTGCCTTCTCCAAGGTCTTCACTTGGAAATTGGGGCTCTTGATGACGCCCTCCTCAATAGCGAACTTGTAGGCGTTTGCTACTGCGGTGGGCAGCTTCAGAACCTTGTTCTCCTGCTCCACTTCTACAGGGGTTTCTACATCGGTATTCTCATTGTCCTCCTCCAACATGTCCTGCAACTTGTCTTCGTAGCCCGCGAGCTCTGGAATGAACTGCTTCGTGAGCATCTTGAGGGAGTAGAACTTCTTCTTGTCCTCCTCCAACACATGCTCGGCGAGCAGCCCATCCCAATACACATTACCCACGTCTGTCTGCGGCCAGCCAAGCTTCCAAAAGACCTTATAGTCGTACTTCCCGTTGAACCAGATGACGGGCTTACGACTACCGAGCAGGCGCTTGATCTCCTCGAAGGCCGCCGCAGGATCGTACATGTCATTCCCGGGGTGCCACAGCGCGACGGACGCGGCCTTACCCACGCTCCACGCAAAGGAGACCGACAGCAGCTTGGTCCCATCCCAGTTGGGGTGCAGCGTGTTCGTCTCGGTGTCGAACGAGATCTTCCAGTCCTTGGCCGCGACGTTACCCTCGGCGTAATTGATCACGTGATCCACCAAGCTACGGACTTCGTCCAAGCTCTTCGGATAGACGTAATCCTTTTCGATCTCTGCGCGCGGCTTTACGTTCACCAGCGTAGACGTCGCCACCCTGGCGGCGCGCTCGACGTCAAACAACAACGTGTTGAATTTGCCGTCCTGGGTCCCTTGCGCCGTGAGCGAGCGCGTAAACACTACCGTGACTTTGACACCAGCCACGTCCACATCCTCAAAGATGCGATTAAGCGCGTCATCCTCACTAGTCGCAGAAACACCCAGCGCCTTCAAAGACCGAACGCCACACGCCAAGACCACCAACGGCCCCAACAGCCCAGCTTCTTGCCTGCGCTTTGAGATCCGATGAATAGTGGCGCGCAGATTGGTCGCGCACGCTACGATCGTCTTCTTGTTAGGGTTTTCAACCGCGCACTTAACGGCGTAGGTGTAATACGCCTGAACGTGCGCGAATTCACGCCGTGAAAGAATCCGTTGGACTGCGGTTTTGACAACGCGCCCCGCCGTGTCGTCAAACGTGTTGTGCGCCCTGAGCGGGGTTTGAACCGCCGTTCCGCCCACCAGAGCCAGCCTAGGCGGCGGAGCGGGCACGTCACCCACCACGATCAGATTAGCGCCTTCGGGGCCCTCATCGTAAGGGTGGTAATGCGTGTCCTTGAACGCCGGGCAGTCGTTGCAGCTGGCTCCAGCCTTAGCTTGCCATTGCGGCAGCGAGCACAAAGTACAATTGAACGGAGCTGGGGGCTCCGTCAGTGTAATCGTTGCCATGCTTCCCCTTTACGTCAGAGGTTGTTGTCGTTGCTGCCCCCGGCCGTATCTAGCGGCGAGAACCCGGTGTTCTCTGTCTTGGTAGACGTGAGCGCAGGGCCAGAGTACTGAGCCGCCCGATCGAGCACGTTCTTCCGAACCTGTCCGACAGACAGCACCGTGATCTCGTACTCCATGGCTGTGATGTTGTTCGCGGCGAGCGCTGGCACGACCCCCAGCTCCGAATAGCGGTGCGGCCGCACCACGTCAGGATGATGGTCGAGCAGCGCCTTCAACTGATGTGAGGTGTATTTGTTCAGGTCGTTCATTCGATACGCGGCGCCACCTGGAGACAGCAACGCCACGAAATCAACGATCAACGTCCAGTTGTTGGGATTAAGCGTGAGCCCCAAGCCCGCCGTATTCAGCACCTCATAGCCGTTAGGCATCGTGATGCACTGGGTGACAGACAAAAAGGCGTTGCGTGCTGCGGGCAATGGGACGATCGGAGCGCGCAACAGCTTGTCGTAAACCAGGTTGCTCGTGCTGCTGGACGCTTGAGCCAACAACCTAGACTGGCGCGATTCGATCATCTCTTGCAGCGTGCTCTCGACTTCCAGCCCCATCAGCTTGAGCACAGCTCCGATTGGCGCGAAGTTGCGCAAGAAGCGAGTCGGCGCTTGGAATGACGCCAGCTGCTTCTCGTTCAACATCTGGTACATCTCGTTCTGATACGCCCTCAATCGCGGCAGGTAGCGAATCAGGCCAAGCTGGATGTCCCGGCGCATCGCTGCGATCTGCTCTCGCGTAAACAGCTTCAAGATCGTAATGACAGGATCGCGACGGCTCTCCTCCTTTACGGTCTCGACGATGTAGCTGCGGTTAGCGTCCTGAATGTCGCGGGGCTCGCCTACAGCGGTCATCAGCACATTCGTACGGATGTTGTACTGGGTGATCTTACCGCTGGTGCCAAACCGCTTGATGGAAGCGCCACCCTCGAAGACAACCTGACGGATCATCTCGTTGATGTCTTCCAGCTGCTTTGTTTTATGGTTCGCTACGACAGCGTCAGACGAGGCCTCCTCCAACGCCATCGTGAGCGCTGAACGATCGTACTCCAAGTACAAGGAGGCGTTCGTGTAGTTCGTGCCGTACCCTGAGTGCTCCACCAGCTGAAGCACTGGATACTGGCCGCGCGTGTACAGCGACATCAAAGTCGATTTGCCGGAGTTGGACTCGCCGATGAGCCGGACAATCAGCTTTGTATCGAACGCGTCACCGGCAGCGAGGACGAAGACCAACGCGGCCATGAACGTTGTGTCTTGCGTCTGATACTGGAACTTCCACCCCACCTGAATCATCTTCTGGATGTCTCGAAAGATCTCCTGAAGACGTGGGGCCTCCACGCGATTCGTAGTCAGAATCGCATCGAGGCTGGTCAGAGCGGTAGACCAAGGCTGCTTATCGGGCATGAAGATGTACTTGCCATCGACGGGCCCTTCCAGTTCTGTGCCTTGAATCGTGTCGGAGACGCTGTCTACCGTCAGTCGAAACCACCGATTGCCATTGTGGATTCGAATGATGGCAACCCGCTCGTTATCGGGGTCTGGCTCATAGTGGATACCCAACCCCAACGGAATGCACTCGGCGTACGTCAACACGCCCTGATAGATCGCTTGAAACGCAATCTTCAGATAGTCGGCGATGAACTTCTGACCGTCGCGAATGGCAACACGCGACTCGACCAGCTCTTCCCCATCTTTGCGGACAGGAAGGCCGATGTGGTCTACGAAGTAGCTATACATCTCGCCGTACACGTTGGACAACGCCGACACGATCCCAGGACCGTCGTTGACGTTCAACGTCACGTAGCGCCGCTCGGACTTGTGAAACAGATGCAAGGTACCCTGACGGTACGTGTCATCTTTGTACAAGATCACGAAATCGCTACGCAACGTCTCCACGATACGCGCGATGAGCCCAGCTTCATCATCCTTCAGCTGAACGATTGCGGCGCGGAGCGGGCCTTGCGGGATGTTCAGCGCGCTTGAGACCCGCGTAACAAAGGCCGCCAAAAGCGCAGGATGCCGAACGCATTTGCCAAACTCACATGCCTTTGCTTGGCGTTGCAAAATCTGGCTGTCCGGGACTTTCGCGCCCTCTTCGATTGCGCGCTCAGAGGCCCACGCGTCCGCAGGAATGAACCACTTCTCAGCTTCATCGATGACGTAGCGTCGCAGATGTCTCCAACCATGGTTCTGAATGACTTCGTCTGGGTCCTTGATCGTCGGTAGGTCCCCTTGCAGGGGCGTCCATCCTACGAAGACTCGCGCCTGGGCCCGTGTAGCTGTTTGAAGCCTCAGCTTGGTCTGCTCTTCCCCTTTACCATGGACCGGGTCCGGGTAGTCCATGAGCGTATCGACGTTAGTGAAGCCTGCGTCGTAAATGAGGTCCGTGTCGTTGTTCGACCCAGACGACGCCAAAACCAATACGTCAGGAATCGACTCGTCGATCACATGCTCTTGCATCGCGAGCATGCTGATTTCACTCTCCACCAGGATGATGCGCGTACGGTCGATATCATCGCGCCGAAGGGCGTTACCGCTCGGCAAGAAGAGGCCGAGATAGCCAAGCTGATCGACCTCCGAAAAGCCAGGCATATCCCAAAAGTTGTGATCGGTGCCCGTAGAGCGCGTGACCTTCCGGCAGCGAATGCGACCCGCCACGGTGGGCGAGTAGCCAGTATGAAACGTAACTGCGTTGATGTACTCGACCGGTACCTCACGGTGCATCGCCATGAGCTTGTCGATCAGCTGCTCTCGGCGCTCTTTTGAGTGCGCCCCGCTAACCCGGCCAGAGGCGTACGCCCTACCAACCTCGTCATCGATCTGCTGTAGCGCGATACGCTTGAACAGATCCGACGAAGGCATGACGCCGTAGGGCAAGTACGGCACTCGATCTGGATTGAGATTGCGCGTTTTGTACAGCCAATCGAGGACCGGCTTCACGGAGTGAAAAAGCGCGTTGTTGTAGTACGGCGCTTCCTCTACAGGCGTTGGCTGCGCTTGAAGCGCGTACATCACAAGCGAACGCAGGTACTCGTTGCACGTGATGCCGAAGAATTTTGTGGCTTGTTGATGCAAGTCGAGCGCATCGAGCTGCTTAGCGGTCTTGTCGTTGACGAGGCGCTGCCCGGTGAGCTCGTGGATCTTGACTAGGGACTCAGCGTAGCTGTACCCCAAGCCAATGTTCAAAAACTCCAACAGATTGCGCGTACGAAAGCCGCACGACTTGCAGATAGCCAGATTGAGATTTGTATAGACCACCAACGACGGCCGGTGATCCGGGTGCGTTGGGGAAATACAATTCAGCTGCAACGTGCCCGCACCGCGCTGCTCGATACGCTTTTCAGGGAAAAGCTGCTCGAACAGCAAACGTAGCTTGGGCACCTGTAGCCGTTCGAAGAGAGTCGCCCCGAACGATTGGGCGACTTGAATCTCAGCGGCCGGGCCGCCCTTCTTGCTACGAGACATGTACGAGAGCCCCTTCGACCGTTACAAGTTTGGAGACTTCTTGTCCTTCTTGGCGCGTCGCTCCTCTACAGCTGCTGTACCTTCCGGGCAGGCATCGACAAAGCCGCAAAATTCGCACTGCCAACCGGTCTCAGGCAAAACCGTATTGTCGTCGATCATTGCGAGCTTGCGCGCCGACTTGTTCAAATAGTGTTCGAGCCAGACACGAAGCTTAGCTACGTCGTCGCGAAGCCAGACGCCTGAGTCCCCGTTGGCCTTGGGGAACCAGTCAATACTGGGCGCGCCGATGTAGTTGATGCCGCACTGCACTCCAACAACATTGAAGTTCGCCATCACGAGGAGCATGTAAGCGTAGAACTGCGTGGCGTGCTCCTCGATCTTCTTGCGCTTGCCGGACTTATGGTCGATCACCACCATGATGTTGTCCTTGGTGATCATTCCATGGTCGAGCAAACCGCGTAGAAGCCCTGACTTGTCGAAGAATGACGTCTTCGTGAAATCAGGACGCATGGCGAGCTGGTGCTCAATGAACTCTTGCGTCACACCTTGCTCGGCCTTGAATCGCCGAATACGTGTGCCGAAATCCAAGATGGCAGGAAGCTTGACCAACAGCTCCCGGCGCTCATCGGTCGTCAGACCCTCCTTCTCCGCAATCTTGTCCAGGTTGTCCGTGAGCTCTTGCCCGGGGGTCTTCAGCTCCAACTCTTGCAGTGAGTGCGCAACAACGCCCACGCGCGAGGACGAACTCTTGCGCCCCTCCTTGCGCTTTTCTACGTACTTGTAGAGGTACTGCTGGCCGCACGTATCCAGCAAATTGGCCTTTGAGATCGACCAAGGCGCGTGCTTCAAGACACGTTCGTCGAACATTCCAACCTCCTTCACGCCGTGAAACGCCAAAGCAAAGACACAACGACCCCCGGAAGCCCGTTAAGGCCTCCGGGGGTCGCTGCCGACGATTACAGATTGTTCTTGCTGTAATCAGTCGCGGCGGCGGCCGCCGCTGCTTCTGCGGAGGCGCGGACGGCGTCCAGGTCCGCCATCTCTTCAGACTGAGGCGTAGAGGTCTCCTGCTGACGGTAGATCTTCTCCAACTCGGGCTTGTACGACTCGTGGAGAATCGTACGCGCCAGAGCCCTCAGGACGTTACGCTCTTCTGGCGTGGTGGGAATGCCTTGAGGATGGTCGTCGTCGACGTGCGCCTGCGCGGTCATCGAGAACCAACGGCCCTGCTCGTTGCGTTCCTCGGCCAGCCCGAAGTCGAACCAGACGCTCCACGGCACGCCCTTGGTGCGCAGGATCGGAACGACCGCCTTCTTGACGCTGCCGCCCTTGACGGTCATGGCGTACATGCCCGTGAAATCCCGCAGGACGATGTACAGCCGCACATCGTTCTGGCAGCCGTTGGGCTCATACGATCCCTTCACGTACGGCCGATGCGGGCATGCCGCGCAGGCGCCATAGCGCGTGCCGCGCGCTCGATCGAGAGAGCGGCAGATGGGCGCCTTGGAGTTCGGATCGACGTCGGGCGGAAGAGGAAAGTTCTTGTCACGCGGCCGCCACCAGGACCGGGTCTCCTGGACGGCCACGACCGTACCCACGAACGTCTGCCCGATCTTCAGCATCTTGGCCTGCGTCTTATCCCACGCAGCCAGGACGGACCCATCGCTGGTGTAGATCGAGCCTACCGGAGCGCTCTGCGGCCTCGCGGCGTCATCGCCCACGCCGTGATAGAGCTTGAGCTCGGGCACCCGAAACTCTGCCCTGGCAGACACAACGCCTTCGCGGACCGGGTTCATGCGCTCCACGAGGTCGTTGAAGTTCGCCTGGAACTCGGACGGGAGGCCTTCGACCATCGCCGCCAGCTCCCCCTCTTCGGGGGCTGTCATGGACGTCAGCTGGGCGCGGATCGCCTTCGGGATCTGCTCCATCCACGCCTCATTGTTGACCACCGAGAGCTCAACGCGCTCGGCCTTGACGATTCCAGCTTCCGTGGTGGCGGCCGGAATCTCAGTCACTTCAGGGGCTTCCACGATCACGTCGAGAACGGGAGCATCGCTGCTGCTGGGGAGTGAAACTTCACTGGTAGAATTGCTGGTCTTGTTGTTTTTTCCCATAGGGTCCTCTGCACTTCATCAGTGCGCTGATGGTTATACTGCGGGCCTTTCCGGCTGTAAACTCAAAGCAATGAGCTCGACCACCGACCCGACGGCCGCCCTGTATTTCAACGAAGTGGGCAAGCAAAAACTGCCTACCAAGGAAGAAGAGGTACGCCTTTTCACGGAGTACAAGAAGGCTCAGACACGCGAACAGCTTGGCCGATCAGCAAAAGATCGCGAAGAAGGGCTACGCGACCGTTTGCGAATCGGCCAAGAGATCGCCTGCGGGTACGTGCGTTTCGTGATCAAGCAAGCGCATCGAAAAACAAATGACCCTCAGCTGCTCAAAGACTTGATCAGCGAGGGCAACATTGGATTGATGCGCGGCGTCGAGCGCTTCGAGCTCTCATACAAGGTGCGATTTTTGACCTACGCCGCTAGCTGGATCGACGTCCACATGCAGGAGCATCTGCACAAGTTGGGCATCGTCCACGTTCCCAGCCACACACGAAAGGCTATGAACAAGCAGCGCAAGCAAGAAAACCAGCTCGGTAGTTATGCGCCACAAGCGTCTACGGCGATGCGCGAACCAACTACCACCACGTTGGATGATGTCGATGCGCCCGCCGATGATGACACCGAACAAGCTGCACAGCACAGTGAGTGCAACCTGTTCGAGTACATGGAACAAGCCGACCTAACTCGCTGCGAACGGCTAGTGCTCATCTACTACTTCGGCCTCAGGGGGACCGAAATGGAAGCAGACGAGCTCGTCCAGTTCTTTTACGAGCTGGACGGTTCGCTGTTCAACGCTAATCAGATTAGCCGTATGGCGTCCGAAGCGATGCTGAAGCTCAAGACGCTATTGCACGAAAAGGGTGTGACCACCCTGAATGACGTGCTTTAGATCACTCGTCGCCAGCGATGGACTTGGGCAGCGCCTTCAGCCCGCCCGCCTGCTTGAGCCCGTCCAGACGCCCACGCTCGTACGCGAGCTTCTCGGGATCGATGTCGTCCTTCGCGCGCATACGCTGGATGCGCTCGTTGACCGCCTCCAGTAGCGCGTGAAGGTCCGCCTTCTTGATCGGCGCCACGCTCTTGGGGTCGAACGTGGGACCCTCTTCCTCTTCGTCCGCAGCCGCGCGCGTGCTTCCGCCCTCGCCGCTCTTGCGGGCCTTTTCGCGCTCCTTCGCGGCCTTCTCCGCCATGGCCTTCTTGGCCATGAGCGTGGCGACCGACTGCGCGATGTCATCGCTCGTCCAGCCACCTTCGGCAGCCTTCAGTGCGATGGCGTACTGCTCGTCACCGTCCGTGACGGACTTCAGAGCACGCACCTTCGTGTTGGTGCCCGGCTCCAGGTCGCCCTTGCGAACGAGCTTCTGAACCCGCTCGTCGAGATCGAAGACCGCGAGGTACTGCGAGACCATCGCGTCCGAGACGCCGAGGCGCTCACGAATGGAGGTCTGGGTGAACCCCCCTTCGTCGCGAAGAGAGCGCATGTAGCAGGCCAGATCCCAGAAGGTCAGGCTCTTGCGCTTGATGTTCTCCACGCCGCAGTAGATCAGCGCGTCCTGATACGTCATGGTCTTGACGTGGACGAGCACGGTCTTGTTCTTGGCGTTGTTGGCCTCGATGGCCGCGCGCACGCGCTGGCGGCCCGTGACGATCATCAGCCCGGTCTTTCCCGTCGTCTTGTCGCGCACGGGAGTAACGAGCGGCGGCTGAAGGACGCCGTTGACCTTCACGTCGGCCGCGAAGTTCGGGTCCAGCTTGACGTTGGCGCTGTCAGCACGGCTGTCGAAGGGCGGGAAGATCAGGTCCTTCGGCGACACGTTGGCCGTGTCACTGGTGCTCTCCAGAAACTCGTACTGGAACGTCTCGGCTCCGGAATCCGCAGGCGACGCGGCGGTCTTCCCCTTCTTGGGGGTCTTGGGGGTCTTGGCAGTCTTGGACTCAGTGGTGGTGTCGATGTCAGTCATTGTCATCCAGATCCAGGTTTAGAGGATCGCCCCGCAAGATCTTGCGGAGCTGATTAACCGCATGATCGCGGTCAATGAGAGTGAATGGGAAGTCGAGGATCGATCGACCCTCAACAAAGTGCCGGTACGCCCTCCAGAACTCATGCGCTAGGCGGGGCTCAGGATGGGCGGACGCTAAGTAACAGGTGTACAGGAAATTCAAAATGCGTTTGTGCAGTACCGGGTCTGCAAAAACGTGAGCGTAGTCGCGCTTTAGCGCTCGAACGGCGCGCTGCCGCAACAAGGGCACATCCGCGACCCCTGCGAGGTCGCTGGATCGAACGCGCTTACGTCGAGCAGGCTTTGACACCTTGGACATCGGTTCGGTTGTGCCACGGTAGCTTCACGCCGTAAAGCGGACGCATTTAATGAGCCCGCTTTTTGTCGAGCATCACCTTCTACCGCATCTTCCTCTGGATTTGTGACAACCCCGTATTTGGTGGACATGCGGCAGATAGTATCACGGGTTTCACGCCGTGAAAGCGCTAGCGCGCCTTGCCCCGGCACAGACTCCAGTAACCACACCATTTCTGCGAACAAGCCCAGCTGTCGATCTGTGTCTTCGGGAATACTCCCGCCTTGATCAGGTCAGTCGTTTCTTCCAGGTCCTCAATGAGGATCTTCTTGGCTTGCAGATCCCGACGGGCCTCCAAGCGGTGAAAGGCAGGACCTGCCTTCAAAGGCACCAGGTTGTCGATACGGACGAAAGGCGTACTGTAGACAATCGAGTAGAGCGTGAGCTGGGTGTCTTTTTCTACGTCGGCCGCCGTCCACTTCGAGCTTGAGGTCTTCAAATCCACGATGACAGGTGGGTCCTGGTCCGATAGGACGCCAAAGCCGCTGTAGCGGTCTACTAGGTCGATGAACCCAGTCATGGGTACCGTACCCACCTTACGCGCAAAGCCCTCTTCTGCCGAAATGGGCCGCAGCTTTGGCAGATTCTCGTTGTGGTACTTGGCGTAGAGCGAGATCGAAAGATCCTTGACTGCGCCTTGTGTCTCCCCCTCCCAATCTACAACCTCGCCCTTGGTTGCCTCGAACGCGTCAGCGACTACGGCCTTCATCGCCTCCAATGGCGGCACAGTCGAGGCCTCAATCATGTGTTTATGTGCGGCCTCTGCGCCAGCGTGAACCGTCGTACCTCGGAACATCGCAATAGCTGGCGGAAGAACGCGCTGCTCAACGTACCTGAACTCATAGGACTTAGGGCACGTTTTGTAGCGGTTGTACTGCGAATGCGAAAACGTACCCGTCGGCAGCTTGGGGTCAGCAAAACCCTCGGGCAACACCGGTAGAGCACGCTTCGCCATCAGAGCTCATCCTTGAAATCAGTCGGGTCCTTGCCGAATTCTGCGATGTCTTCCACAGCGGTCTCGCGGCCGTATTTCCGATAGTGCGCTTCGTGGTTGATCGGCTTGGTACCCGACACAAGCTCCTTGCTCGCAGCAACAATGCTGCGAATACCCCGCTCGTTTTGGACCTTCGTCGGAAAAGTCTCAGTCTCTTCCGGCAGCACCCTGTCAGGCTCAGTCAAAGGCGTCGTAGGCGGCCGAGGGCCGGGGTCGAACCGATCCCGAACCGTACGCGCTTTTGGCATAGGTACGGTTTCAACCGTAACAGGGCTCACGGTCACACCGTCCACTTCGATGGTCAGCCCCGAGATTGCGTCGTCGTACGACACTCGAAACGGGTCAGTGCCGTCTGGCACCTTCAAGCCTTGGCGTTCGAGGCTAGCTCGGACCGCCTCCAGCACTTCATCGTTCTTCAGCGTTACCTTCATTGGGAATCCTCTCGTTCAGATAATCGGTTGTTGCAGTAGGTTTGTCGATCTGCGCAAGGTATTTACACCCGCTCTGAAACGGGCGGATCTCGGCCTTGGCACAGCTCGCCATACGGTCGCACGAAGAGCACGCCACCCGCTCCAACATCGTGTATGCGACCTGATCCTTGAATTCGAGGACGCGTGCGAGAAATTGATCCAGCGCCCCAGGCTTGGACGACAGTAGCCGATAGACCACCATCTTCCGCGTCTGGCCCGGGCGATTGTTGCGCTCCAATGACTGCTTGTATGACGTCAGGTTCCACGTCAACGCGTAGTAGACCATGTAGTTGGCCGCAGTCAGCGTAACACCAACACCGGACGTAACCTGACCAATGTAAACGCGGCAATCTGGATCAGATTGAAACTTGGCACTGATCTCGCCAATCTTCGACGTGGTCGATCCATCGACGCGTACATAGCCAACGCCCAACGCTTTTACGACATCCTCAATGTCGTTTAGCTCCTCCAAGTACGAGCCCCAGACGATCACCTTATTGGTCTCGTCGTCGTTGAGAATGTTGGCGAGCAAGTCAGAGAGCGTGCCCTTCTTCGCCCCAGGCAAGCGCCGCACTTCTATCTTGGGTCGAATCTGCACCAGCTGACAATTACGGGTGTACGGCTGAATGCGCTGAGCCACGCAGTTAGGCATGTGCGTACAGCCGTCGCAGATGAGCGGATCGGCCCCTTCCAAAATGAAGCCCGATACGATTTGTAGAAGCTTGTTCACCAGCGCTCCGCCGTGCGCTACGGAGACGCCTTTCCCAGCCAACACCTTTTGATAGAGATCTCGATCCCGAAGGCGCGCGATGCACGCGTCGTATTCGTCAACTTGGGCTGACGTGAGCTCAAACGGGACGTCTACGAAGGACACCGGTGGAAGATCCAGGCAGTCCTTCTTCTTCATTCGCGTCGCTACCTGCTCTACTCGCGAATTCAGATCATCCAAATTCTTGTAGCCGAACACTTGATGCTTTTTGAACCGCGAGAAGACGAAGTAGCGGTCTTGAAATTGTGTCCAAGACAGCGGTAGCAACGCCGGAGCCAAAAATCGAAACTGCGGGTACAGCTTGCCTGGATGATCCCCAGCGGTGCCTGACGCCAGATATCTGCGCGACGCCTTGGCGGATAGCGCGAGCGCTGCCGCCGCCTGGTCAGCCTCGTAATTACCGATCGCGTGTGACTCGTCAGCCACGATGGTCTGATAATCAAGCTGCAACAGCCTGTTAGCCGCGATGTAACGCGGATCAAACTCCATCCGAGCGCGGGCGTAAGAGATAATGACTACGTCAGCTGTGCGCGCATCTTGGAACGTCTCGTCTGTACCGTCCCAGATAATGGCACGCAGCTCCCCCTGACTGCACCGAGCTACCTCATTGCGCCATGTCGGCAGAACCACCGGAGGAGCCAAAACTAGCATGCGCTTGAGTGACGGGTCTTCACGACGTGAAAGCCGGTAGGCGTCAATCAACGTGCGGGTCTTGCCTGTACCCATCTCCCACAAAAAGAACGTGCGCCACCACGTATGGGCCCGAACGATCCCCATCATCTGATGGCGATAGGGCGCAAAGCCTTTTGGAAATTCAAGCCCTACATCCGGCATCGTAGCGCCGGACTCGAAGGCGGTTTTGGCCTGCGTCCACAATACGTGGGCCTGCTTCAACGAAGCCAAGAGAGGCTGCGTAGATGGGTCCCATTTCGCGTCCGGCGCCAGCGTTCGAAGATCCTTGAACGCCGAGAGGCCAAACGGATAGTACGCCGGAAACAGCCAATCTTGACCGCTTTGAATCGAGCCTGTAACTCGTCGCCAAGGTTCAGGCGAAACGCTGGATACCGTAATTTTGAAAGCAGGCGTAAGATTCAGGTGCGTCCCAACGATAACCACGTTAGACCTCCTAGAGTGCCATGATGAATTCGATCAACCCCGGGACTTCTACCGACCCACTGGCGCTCAATGGTGCGAGCCATCCAAACCCTGTCTTTGACTATCTGACGGGGTTTGTACCGCGCAAGCTTAAAGACCTGTTCAAGTGGTCTGAGTACCTCGCGTACAACTCAGCACACATCTACGGGGTCGTACGGAAGTTCGGCGAGTACCCGATTACGACGTTCGTGTACGACACGACGTCACCGAACGAGAAGGACAGGCACCAAGACCTGCTGGAGAAGAAGCTCAAGCTGAAGGGCTTCCTGTCTATGATCTCGTTCGACAAGAACATCTACGGCAACGCCTTCGTCTCGGTGTACGAGCCAATCAAACGGTGGCTGATCTGCCCGAAGTGCGCCACGAAGGAAGACGTCAAGGTCGCCAACTATAAGTTCGTGGAAGCGCATACTGAATTCCGGCTGAAGTGCCGGCAGTGCGCTATGGAAGTGACGGCGCGCGTTGAAGACGAAAAGCTCAAGGATCCGTCGAAGATCAACTTGATTCGGTGGGATCCAAAGCTGATCGACATCGACCACAACCCTGTCACCGGAGAGAGCGTTTACTACTACACGATCCCTCGAAGCCTCGTGCAACAGGTGAAAGAGGGAAACAAGCATCTGGTGGGGACCATGCCCATGGAGATGCTGAAGGCGATGAAGGCCAAGAAGACCTTCCGGTTCGCTGAAGGCCAGCTCTTTCACCTCAAGGTGCCCGGCCCAGCAGGCGTAGAGTCCCAATGGGGCTTCCCTCCGTTGACCAGCGCGATCAAGCTTTTTCTCTTCGCGGCCATTCTACGTAGAGCCAACGAAGCTATCGCCCTGGAGCACATCACTCCGTTCCGCGTGATCCACCCGCAATCGGCCAGCGGCAACGGCGACCCCGTCATGCAGCTGAACCTGGACCAGTGGCGCCAAGAGCTAGAGCGAAACTACAAGCTGTTCCGGCGCGATCCGCTACGCATGCAGTTTTCCCCGGTGCCTATCGGAGTGCAGAACGTAGGCGGTGATGGGCGCGCGATGCTCACCATCGGTGAGCTACAAGAAGCCGAGAAGAACATCGTGTTGTCCATGGGCGTGCCTATGGAATTCCTCACGGGCGGCCTCGGACAAGCGCGCGGTGAAGTGACGTTGCGAATGTTGGAGAACCAACTACAAACGCACATTGAAGATTTGAACGGGCTCATCCAGTGGATTGAGCAGAAGTGCTCGAAGTTCCTGGGATGGGCGTCGATCCCTACACGCCTGGCTGAGTTCAAGCTCATCGATGACGTCGAGAACAAGCAGCTGTACTTCCAGCTGTGGCAGGGCGGAAAGCTCAGCGACACGAAGATGGGCGAGATCTTGGGTATCGACTGGGAGCATGAACGCAAGCAGAAGGGCGAAGACGCTCTCGCCGAACTCAAGGCTCAAATGCAGCTTGAGGCTGCCCAGAAGAAAATGCAGAACTCTCTCTCGCAACGCGCGCTCAATGAGGCTCAAACTCAACAAGGCGGCGCGCAGTACGATCAACAAGCGATCGTTGCGCAGGCGGATCAGATTGCGCAAGAACTTGCAGGACTGGACGCGGGTTCGAGGCGGTCGCGAATGGACGCGCTCAAGAGCGAAGACCTTGTCATGGCATCGGTTGTGCGCGAACGTCTAGAGCAAATGCAACAAGACCAGACGCAGGCCGCCAAGGCCCAGTCGCAAGGCGGATGATCCATGCCTGACGAATTCGGCAAATTTATCGAGACCGCTCAGGGCACCGGTGACCGCAGCGAAAGCCGGTTCAGCCCTATGCCGTTTGAGCGCGAAGCTGCGGGCGGCAAGAAGCGCCCTAAGTACAACTATCAGTGCCGCATTTTCACCATCTTCCGTCCCTGGCAAGAGTGCCGTCGGTGCTCTCACCAGCTCCGTTCGCGAAAGGACGAAGACGGCACTATCGTAGATCCCCTAGATGCGCTCCCTGACGGGGCGGACTACGTCTGCCCGCACAACGAGAACCGCGATTACACCATCCTCGTAAACCGTTGCGCTTCAAATGAAGTGGCGCTCATTCGCCGAACACTAGAGACGCTGAAGACCGGAGTAGTGCAAGCGCTAGTGGAGTGGGGTGAGCCGTTGGGTGGGCGCCAAAAAGAAGAAGACCCTGGGTTTCCAACCCTGTGATCTTCTTCACGGCGTGAACTCAGTCAGCGCTCTTTACTGAGCGCGTTGACGGAGGCTTCCCACACCGTTTCAGCGGCCTCGTCGCTGGCCTCTTCTTCGAACGTCTTGTACGTGTCGAAGAGGCTCCACGCCTTTTTTTCGTCACGACGAATCTTTTCCTCTATGAGGAGTAGTTCTCGGTCGATCACAGCAGCGCCCCGCCGGCGATGAAGATCAAGAACTTGAACATTGATCGAATCAGCACGCAGAACCTCCAGGTGTGTCGCGCGCATAATTGCTCACGACCTTTCTTGTACCGCATGTGTGCGCTAAAATTCGCACACCATGACGCAGCCGCTAACCTCCGTGCTGACCGATGCGGAGACGCTTCGAGGAAAGATTCACGAAAAAGTTACGGGGGCGCTGCATGCTGTCTTCCCATTGGATCTCAAGGGTCGAACGCTTGAGGTTACCGATGTACGCGTACACGGACGGGACTACTCCTCAGAAGAGCAAAAGCGGGCGCTGCTAAGCGGCTCCTCGCTTCAAACGGCTGTAAAGGGCACGCTTGTCCTGAAAGGCGCTGACGGTAAGGTCATCGATACGGCCAAGGACTACACGCTCGTCCACATCCCGTATCTGACGGACCGACACACCGTCATCGCTGACGGCAATGAGTACCAGTTCGCCAATCAGCTTCGGCGTAAGCCCGGTGTGTACACCGAACGGGCGGAAAACGGTGAACTTCGTACGACGTTCAACTTGGGGCGAGGTAAGAACTTCGACCTCGGGTTCAACGAAAAGAAGGGTACGTTTCACCTACAGTACGGGGCTAGCAACATCCCCCTGTACCCAGTGCTACGTGGCCTTGGCGTTACACACGACGCAATCGCGCATCACCTTGGGGAAGGCGTCGCTAAGGCCAATCAAGCTGAGCACGGGCATCAGATTGAGAGCGCCATCAACAAGCTATACACCAAGCTGGAGCATCCCGCGTTGGTTAATCCAAAGCTGGAGCACACAGCAAAAGCACAGGTGGTGCAAAAGCGTTACGACATGACCACGTTGGATCGTGACGTAACGGCTCACACGTTGGGGAAGGACCACGACAAGGTCACACCTACGGCCTTGCTCGATGCCGCAAAGAAGATCCTTGCAGTCCACAAGGGCCAGACCCCCGTGGATGATACGGATTCACTGGCGTTCAAGACGTTCCACTCGGTGGATGACTTCCTAGCAGAGCGTATTCGCCTGACCGCTCGCGCCTGGGCCCCCAAGGCAAAGATGGCCTTGACTGGAAAGACCTCCATTCGTGAGGCGCTGCGGCCAGCTCCTTTCTCGGACTCCGTGCGGAAGTTCGTCACTACGTCCACGCTCACGGCTGTACCCAGTGGCATCAATCCCATCGAGCTGCTTGATCACGCCGTAAAAGTCACGTCGCTCGGTGAAGGCGGTATCGCGAGTGATCGCGCGATCCCGCTGAGCGCGCGCATGACGCACTCGACGCACTTTGGGTCGTTGGACCCGATCCGCACCCCAGAAAGCGGCCACGCAGGGGTCGACATTCGGGCGACCATCATGGCGCATCGGGATGACAAGGGGAACCTCTACACGCCGGTTCACGACGTGAAAAGCGGGAAGGACGTCTTTCTAAAGGCCGGCGACTTGATGCGCTACGTCGTGGCCTTCCCGAATCAAGACCTCAAGAGCAACGCCGTCAAAGCCTTTGTGAATGGGGAAGTGCAGACCGTCCCTGGTTCCCGGGTAACGCACCAGCTCACGCACGTCTCCCATCAATACTCTCCCGCCACAAGCCTGATCCCGATGATTCACAACATCCAAGGGAACCGGGCCATCATGGGAAGCAAGATGGGCACCCAAGCCCTCCCCCTACTGGAGCGTGAAGCCCCGTACGTTCAAGTGAAGAGCCACCTTCCAGGCGACGTGTCCTTCGAGGCGATTTACGGGCATATGACCGTGCCCGTGGCGCCAGTGAGCGGTAAGGTCAAGAAGATCGAAGGGGGCTACATCTGGATCGAGCCGCACAAGGAGAAGCAAGCCGAGAAGACGGCCGCCGCGTCCGATGCGAAGCTGGTGAAGGTTCCCTACGAGAATCACTTCCCCTTTCCGTCCAAAACCTACCTGCATCACGACATTCAGGTGAAGCCCGGCGATAAAGTGGAAGCAGGTCAGCGTCTAGCGGACTCGAACTTCACGCGCAATGGTGTAATGGCGCTCGGGAAGAACCTGCTCGTAGGCTACATGCCGTACCACGGATTGAACTCCAATGACGCGGTCGTCATTAGTGAGGGCTGCGCGAAGAAGCTCACCAGCGAGCACATGTATCGCGAGGTCTACCCGCTCAACTCCGGCATCGAGCTATCTCGCGAAAAGCACAAGGCCTACTACGGGAACAAGTACTCCGCGCAGCAGTACGCCAAACTCGATGACGCTGGAGTCATCAAGGCAGGGTCGCGCGTCGACCCCAAAGACCCCTTGATCGTCGGCCTGACGAAGACGCAAATCCAAGGCGCGGATTTGATGCTCGGCCGTATCGCGAAGTCGCTTACGAAGCCGTACCGCGAAGTAGTGCTTCAGTGGGAGCACGGGACCCCTGGTGAAGTCGTCGAGGTATTTCGTGCCGCTAATCAGATCGCCATCCTCGTGAAAACCCACGAGCAGATGAACGTGGGCGACAAGCTCGCGGGCCGATTTGGTAACAAAGGCGTAGTGGCAAAGATCGTCCCCGATCATGAAATGATCCAAGACGAAAAGGGCCGGCCGCTCGACCTGATCCTCACCAGCGCTGGCGTGGTGTCGCGCATCAATCCGGCGCAGATCATCGAAACCGCTGTCGGCAAGGTGGTTGAGAAGACGGGCAAGCCCATCCTGTACGACAACGGCGAGGACAAGAACGCGGTTACGTGGGCCAAGGAGCTGCTAAAGGCGCACAACATCAAGGACAAGGAAACTGTCTACGATCCAGTAACCAAGCGAAAGATCACTGGGCCCGACAACAAGGGTGTGTTGGTCGGACGGCAGTTCATCTACAAGCTGTTCAAGTCCACAGACACTAACTTCGCCGGCCACGGTGTCGGACCCTATGACGTCAACGAGCAGCCTCTGAAGACAGGCGGCGATGAGAGCGCCAAGGGCCTCGGCAAGATGGAATACGATGCGCTCGTAGCTCACGGCGCGCGCAACATCCTGCAAGAAGCTGCCACGGTGAAGAGCCAAAAGAACGATGAGTTCTGGCGAGCGATTCAGCTCGGTGCTCCGCTACCTACGCCAAAGCCGACGTTCGCTTTCAACAAGTTCACGGCGATGCTCGAAGGCTCGGGCATCAAGGTCGACAAGCGTGGGTCGAAATTCAAGCTGCTGCCCATGACTGACAAGGGCGTGCTTGAACGTAGTCGTGGCGCTATCGACAACAAGAAGACGTTGATCGCTAAGAATTTGCGCCCAGAGTCAGGCGGCCTCTTTGATCCCATCAAGACTGGTGGACCGCAGGGCACGCTATTCGCTCACATTGAATTGCACGAGCCCATCCCCCATCCGGTTTTTATCGACCCAGTGCGTCGACTGCTAGGGCTGTCGCAGAAGGACTTTGACGCCAAGCTGCAATCGCACGGCGGCGCCTGGTTCAAGCAGGAGCTGGCCAAGATTGACCTGGATCGAAAGCTCGTAGATCTGCGTGCGAAAATGGCCAGGGCGTCTGGGCCCGAACTGGACGACACCATCAAGCAAATCAAGTACCTGGAAGCGCTGAAAAAGGAGAAGCTCTCCCCGGCTGACGCGTACATCATGTCGAAGGTGCCGGTCATTCCGCCTGTGTTTCGGCCCATCCTGCCTGAGAAGCGCGATCCATCTCAGCTGATGATCTCGGACGCAAACAAGCTATACGGGCATCTCATCGACACCAATGATGTGCACAAGAACACGGCGCTGGAGTCCGACTTGGGCAAGCATCGCCAAATGGTGTTCAACGCCGTGGGTGCGGTATTTGGCGTCAATGATCCGGACGACGAAAAACTAAAGAAGCAAGAAGTGAAGGGCTTCCTTCAAAACATCGCTGGCGTCGGTACGCCCAAGGGCGGCTTCTTCCAGCGCAAGCTCATGCGCCGCACCCAGGACGTCTCTGGACGCGGCACGGCGGTTCCGGACGTCAACCTCAACATGGACGAGGTCGGCATCCCTGAGCAAATGCTCTGGCAGATGTTCGACAAGCTGATCGTCGCGCGACTAGTGCGTCAAGGCTATGGGGCGCTTCAGGCCCGTGAACTTGTGGACAAGAAGGCACCTGTGGCACGCGAGGCGATGCTGGCAGAGACAAAGGCGCGGCCTGTGCTGATCAACCGAGCTCCGACGCTGCACCGTTGGTCCATCATCGCCGCGAACGCTATCCCGGTTGCCGGCAAAACTGTGCGCGTAAACCCCTTTATCGAAAAGGGAATGAACTTGGACTTCGACGGAGACACCTTGCAGATCCACGGGCCCATCCAGCCGGGGGCCGTCGAAGACGCCAAACGAATGACGTTGTCGAACCTGCTGATGTCCGACCAAACACGGAACAAGATCCTGGCGTTCCCGCAGCACGAATCAATCATTGGAGTGACGTTGGCGTCGAAAGCTGCGAACACGGGCGCTGCCACTCATCATTTTCAGACGCGGGATGAAGCCTTGGCCGCTTGGCGCTCCGGTAAGCTCAAGCTCACCGATACAATTACTATCGCCAACGAAAAGCGGGCGGACTTTCAAGACGAGGCGCCGGAAGCGTCTTCGTTGAGCTCGGAAGATGCGCTATTCTTCTGCCCAGCGGAGAATGTGATCGGCCATGAAGGAAGCTCTAGCTAACGCCCTAATGGGGGCCCTGCATGCCACTACCGTCAAACGGCCTGGCATGCCCGAGATTCACGACGTGAAAACAGAAGGCCCTCTAGGTGACGAGCTGCGAAGCATCTTCGAACATGAGGCATCCGGCTCGCCCTGCTGTGAACTGCTAAAGCGGCTATCCAGCAAGAAGTACCAGTTGATCCTCGCGTACATTCACTACGGGGATCAGCTTCGTGCTTTTTTTCGAGATGGCATCTTCGCGCACTTCCAAGAGCACTTGGACGAAGAGCGCGCGCAGCTATACCAGATCAACAAAAAGATCACGGCCATGGGAGGCGATGCGCCTTGTGAGCCGCTTCCGATTCCGAGCGTCCCAATGAACGATGCGGCGGCCATGATGCGCGCGCTTCGGTCCATGGAGCAGGAATCCATGGAGCTTTGGTCCGAGCTGTTTCGCCAAACGGACGACGATGTGGCGCTCAACGGTATGGCTCAAAACTACGCCACTGAGTGCCAAGGGCACGCCGACGATCTAACGCGCTACCTGCGGAGCTGCGAATGACGCCTCTACTGCGCGCACATGAAACCGCCTTGAAGAAGAAGCGACGCGGTTGGTTTGTCGACCCGCAGCCAGGTCTGAAGGACCTGCGTGGCAAATTCGAAGATGCGGCCCGACATGCGGGTGAGCAGAAGATTGGATCCACCACAGTCGACGTAGGCAGCATTCTCAATCACTACCTCCAAGGGGCGCAGCGCTTCCTCAAAGAGCCTAGTCAACTACTGGCCTATCCCAAAAAGAGGGGGGCCTCGTTGCTGGATCGTCATGTAGACCCAGGAACGAGGGCTAATATCCTCGCGCACATTGCGGGCTTGGCGACCATTCCCGTGGCTGGAAGCGCAGCCCTCTATCACGGCGGAAAACGCCTTTTGCGACGCGATGATGTCAAAGAGGCCGCCATCCACGCTGTTCTCGCCAAATACGCCCTGCTTGATGGCGGAAAAAGCGACGTAGACGAATTCACACGCATCGTAAAAGGCGACGATTTCGGCTACACAAAGCGACGCGCGGGTCCGCCCACAAAAATGCGTGACGAAAAGCCAGTCTGGAGTCCAAAGACAGGTCTCGGTGCCGGATGGACCGCTGACCGCATCGGCGCAATCGCAAACGAAAGCTACGGAGGAGTCTGATGTACAAGCGTGCGGAAGTGGAAGCAATGGCTCAGCGGGCAGTGGCCGAGCATTACAAGGTAGCGTTCATTGGAGCCGCCACCAAAGCCATGGGGACCGTGGGCAAGGCCCTACAATCTGGTTGGGGCGCGCGCGGCGCTGGTCAGGGCCTTATGCAAGGCGCCAAGAACGTCGCGCAAGGCTTCCATGACGCCGGAGGAACGAAAGCACTCGGCCGACTGGGAGCGACTGCGGCAGCGGTTGGCGGTGCCGGCTACATGGCAGGGCGCGGCTTTGGGGCAGGACAGCAAGCGGCCCAGCCCCAGCAGCCGATGATGCAGCAGCGCTAATAGAGTAAGCTTCAGCCATGCCAGCTCCAATTTCAGTAGGTCATTTCCTGATCAACGACGTCCTTCCGGACTCGCACAAGATCAGCGGCCCAATCACAAACAAGGGGCTGCATGACCACGTTGTTGATCTGGCAAAAAACAACCCGGAGCTTTACGTCAAAACGATTTCCGCGCTCAAACGCAGGGGCGATGAGATCGCAACGCTGGAAGGCGTGAGCGTAGGCCTGGACGACATCGAGCCTGATTACAAGGCGCGCGATACGATCTTGCGACCTGCGGCGGACAAGATTGAAAAGACGCACGATGCTAAAGAGCGAGAGCGGCTTGTCATTGAAACACAGAACAAGCTGCTCGATTACACCAAGACGCACCCTGGGTCGATGACTCACATGGCGCTCAGTGGTGCGCGCGGAAATCCAGCTCAGCTCATGAAGATCGTCGGCTCGCCGCTCGTAGCCGTGCATCCAAAAAAGGGCATCGAAAAGATTCCCATTCGCCGCTCATATTCTGAAGGCCTAACCGCCGCAGAATATTGGACGACAGTACCTGAAGTGCGCGCTAACAACGTCGCAACCGTCGTGTCGGTCTCCGAGCCTGGCGAAATGGCCAAGGTCTTGGTCAACAACATGATCGGCAAGGTCATCACAGTGTCAGACTGCAACACCTCAGCAGGTGTGCGTATGCGTGTAGATGACGGGCACATTCTTGATCGGTTTAGCCAAGCTGATCGCGGGTTGGCGCGAAACACCTTGATCACGCCTCGGCTGGTGCAAGAGCTCAAGTCTAAAAACATCACCGACGTGCTCGTGCGATCCCCGATGACCTGCGCGGCGCCTCACGGTGTTTGTCAACACTGTCAGGGCCATAACGAAAAGGGACAGATCCACCAGATCGGCACCGCCGTCGGTACTCGTGCCGCTCAAGCAATGGCAGAGCCGCTAACTCAAATGGCTCTATCGTCTAAACACGCAGTTCTGACGATCAAAGCGAAGAAGCTAGAACCACAAGGGCTCAAAGGCGTCCGCCAACTCTTGGAGATTCCACAGGCATTCAAGCACGAGGCCGTACTCGCGCCTCGTGACGGCGTGGTAACCAAGATTGAAAAAGCTCCACAAGGCGGCCACTACCTGTACCTAGGAGACCAAAAGCTGTACGCCAATCCAGAGCTGACACTCAAAGCCTACGTCGGCCAACATGTCGAAGCTGGAGACGCCCTGACTGATGGCGTCCCGCACCCCGCCAAAGTGGTCGCGGCAAAGGGCATCGGCGCGGGACGTGCGTATTTTGTGGACGCATTGCATAAGGTCTACAAAGACGAAGGCATCAATCTAGATCGACGCCACGTAGAATTGCTGGCGAAGAGTGAGCTTAACCACGTCAAATTCTTGGAAGCGGACCCGCACCACCCCGAGTTCTTGAAGGGCGACGTGGTTAACTACAACGCCTTTCGCGACGCATACGCTAAAGAGGTCGAACGCGTACCCGTAGATCACGCGGTAGGACTACGTCTCGGGGCTGAAGTGCTGCATCACACCGTAGGTAGCCCGATCACGCCTAATCTGGCGCGTGAGCTAAAGGGTCACGGCATCAAAGAGGTGCTCGTGAACAAGCGGCTGCCTCAGGTTGAATTCATCATGCGCCCCTTCACGATGAATCCACTTCTAGAACCGGACTGGATGGCGCGACTGTCACACCGCTACCTCAAAGGCTCGATCCAACAAGCCGCTCACTTCGGCGAAGAGAGCGATATTCACAGCACGCATCCAGTCCCCGCCTACGCTTATGGCGCTGAACTGCGGAATGGGCCTTCCGGGACGTACTGATGCAATACCGGTTTCACGACGTGAAAGAAGCGGCAGCCGCACATACGGAAGCCTTTTACGGGCTTAGACCGTCCGCCGTAGAAAAGAAGGCTGACTGGAATTTGCCAGGCGCCGCGAAGCGCCTCTTCACATTCAAAGCGCCTGTACGTAAAAATCCTGGCGTCCTAGGTACGCTCGGGCTTGGCGCTCGATGGGTGGGAGAATTCGGGCGTGACATGGTATTTGGTAGCCCCGTAAACGCCTACGCCCAATTCAAGCGCTATCGTCGACGCCACGGGGGGAGCATCCCCAAGGGATTGGCCGACTACGTCAAATCATTTTACTGGCAAACACCAGAGACTAAAGGTCAATGGGCGCTCCAAGCGTTGTCGCTCGCCCCAACGGTTCAGGATTTGTACCACGCAGCGACCACGGAAGATCCCAACATTCGGAAAGGAGATGTGGCCAGCGCGGTTACAGGCATCATGGCCGCGCCGTTTACATCTCGTTTGGGCCTAGTTGGATCACCCCTACAAACCTGGCTTCAAAATAAGGCGCGTACGCTGGTTCAAAAAGATACGCCGCCGTATACTCCCCACTACGATCCAATTCAACACGGACGGCTGGCCATTCGCGGGCTCAACAGCTATGGCGACCGAGCCGCTATCGACACACCGACCTAGAATCTGACAAGGAGTCCGAGGAAAATGAGCAGCCTGTACAAGAGCGCAATGGTCGCCGGGATCAACGATGCCCTGGTCGATCAAGGGATCATCGCATGGCCCAACGAAGCTGTTGGCTTCGAGGTCTGCGGCAAGATCGCAGAACAGCTCGACGGCCCGGAGATGCTTCCTGAAGGCGGCCTGGCGAAGGAAAGCGCGCTCTTGATCGCGCAAACCCTCAAGCAAGCATCGGACAACCTGGCCGCCCAAGGCTACCGGCCGGATGCCGCCACTGTCCTGCGCACGAAGCAGGCGGCGTCCATGGATTTTGCGGACCGGGCCGCCATTGTGGCCGAAGTGTGCATGACAAAGGCCGCCGAAGAGGCCTCGCTCACGTCGGTGGGCCCAAACACGGCCGAGTCCGCTGCGTCCGACGAGCAGGTTGCGCGCCTGGACCAGCAGAACCGCGCCACCAAGAAGTACCTCGTTGGCGTCGGGCGGACTCAGTTCCCCAACGGGGGCGTCGTCGGCCAGCAGATGATCTCGCCCGAAAAGCAGAAGGGCCCGAGCATCAGCAACAGCCTCACGGCGCTCGACAAGCAGGCGGATGACGCGGGCATGCTTGCCCGCATGCGCGCAGCGCTGACTGGGCACGGGCGCGACCTGATCCAGGGAGTGACGAGCATTCCCGAAGAAATTCGAAATGTACGATCTGGGTGGGCCGCAATGCGAGGCTCTGGGGCCCCACTAGAAGCTGCGGCGGAAGCAGCGGGCCAACTGGGAGCTAGCGAAATGCTCCGTCGACAGCTCGGACAAGAAGAAATGCTCAGCAACTTGAGGTCGCTCGGGCGAAAGGCCGGAATTGGTACCGCAGCACTAGGTACAACAGCAGGTATGGCCTACGGCGGCAAGAAGCTCTACGATCACATGCACCCCGGCCAAGAAGAGGCCCCGAAGCAGGCCAACGAGGACATGGCGGCCGGGGATCTCGGCGGCGCGGATCCCGGCGCTCTGGAGCGCGCCATGCTCTTCCTCCGTGGACTCAAGAACAAGATCCCCGGCCTTCGGCCCAGCCCGGAGGCACAGGTCGCCGCTGGAGGCCTCGGTCAGGCCGGTGAAGGCGGCCTCGAAGTCATGGCCCACGTACTCGACACCGTGAAGACGGCTGCGGACGCAGACGACATCATTGCGCAAATCCTCCACCACCAGGGTGAGGCGGGCGAGCTCGCGTCGCCGGAGCTCGTGGAGGCTATTCAGCAGATGATGGCCCAGGATGAGAGCGGCGAGGGGATGCCCGAGGGCATGGGCGACAAGCAGGCGGCCCTGAGCGACATCTCGAACTTCGCAAAGACCCTGAAGAATCGAAAGAAGTTTATCGAGGATGTCGGCGAAGAAGTCGGCAGGGCGAGCAGCAATCGCCTACTCAAGCAGTATGGTGCAGGAGCTGCAAAGACGGTGGGCAAGGGCCTCGCAGGAGCCAGTGCTGCGGGTGCCGCGCTTTACGGCGGCAAGAAGCTCTACGACAAGGTCAAGAGCAAGTCTGAAGGGGAGTCCAAGGCCGCGTCGCTGCTCGCGCAGCTCAAGCGCGCTGCGGATGGGTCGCTAACGGACTCGGCTGAGAACACGCCTGAGTCGGCGGCTCAGGACGAACAGGTGGCGCAGCTGGATCAGCAGAATCGGTCGACGAACGAGTACCTGCTCGGCGTGGGCAAGACCAAGCTGCCCAACAAGGGACAAATCCTGCACGTTTCGCCTGCGCCCAAGCATGACGCAGTGGCCACGGACACGGTTCCGTCCAACGAAACGAAGAACGCCGAGGATCAGGCGTACGTCCAAAGCTTCCGCAAGATCGCGGCGGAGTTCGGCGGCGCGCTCCCTGCCAACATGCCCAAGGAGGAGAAGATCGCGCACCTTCAGGCTATGTTGGGCGTGCCCCCGAGCGAGCGGCTGAGCTACATCAGGGCCCTTCGTTCGGCCTGATTCACCAGCTTCAGTTTCACGCCGTGAACGCCCGTGGCTATACTAGCCATGGGCGTTCGTCTTTTCAGGAGAGTAACGATGTCGATGGAATTCCCCCTGTCTCAGTCTCCTCGCACGCAGGCATTCCAGATGCCCCAAGCGCCCGAGGATGAGAAGGACATGTTTACGCAAAGCTTTTCGGAGCTCGCGTATCGCGCGTTCCAAAAAGCTCAACCGGAGCTAGTGTCCAACGTGCTGACGTTTCGCGTGCTAGACGTGAACGTCGAGGAGGGAATGGGTATCGGCACGTTCATCGTACAGCACGGACAAGACATCGTGTTCGTGCCCTGTGTGGTGTCGGACAACGCCATCAAGCCGATGGACATGTTCTACTCCCGAACCTCCGACCGATTCTATCCGTTCACGACGGAGTGGCTGCGGGAATCGGGGAAGGACAATGTCAACCAGCTTGGTAGTGGTGTAGAAGCCCCGAAGACCATGCCTACGGATGTGGACATCCGTAACCTCGTGGTACCTCCCACCACGGGACGCTACAGCTATGCGTCGGACGAAAGTGATTTGGCGTGGCTGCCGTTCGTCTCGGCGCTCAGGAAAGAAAAGGTGGCAGAGCCCCACCATGAGCCGCAGTTCCTTACGATGATCGCCAACGCCACACCCGGTGTGAAGTTGGCCTTCGCGAAGCTGCTGACTCGTCGCCCGAAGCTGGCGAAGACGTACGCCGAGTTCTACGGCGCCGACAAGATCGCCAGCGCGCTCGCGATTCAAGAAAAGGTCGCGCAAGAGCACCGCAAGGAAGTCCCGATGAAGCAGGACGTCTTCATCATGACGAACGCCACGCCGGTGCAGCAGTTGAAGAAGGAGCTCGCTCCCGGTGAGGCCGCGCTCGCGTACAAGCAGATCCGGCTACATGGGTTCTACGTCAAAGACCCTCGCCCATCTACCGACGACATTTTCACGTACGCTGAGACGGATCTACACCTGACGCAGCCGACCTCGCCTGGCGTCTACAACGTCTATCTCGCAGATGGTTCGGTGGAAAAGGCCATCATCATCCCGAACAGCAAGAGCATTCATCGGCGTCGCAGCGACGAAGCTACGTTTCCGATGGACTACTACCGGGACAAGCGGAACACGCCCAAGGGATTGCTTCTGGAACGTGACTTTCTCGTGCTTCTGAGCGACGGGCGCTATGCCCGTATGGATGACATGGTGGCGGAAGCCGTCATCGACGTCAGCCACGCCGAGGTCGAAAGCTTCATGAAGAAGCTGACCAAAGAAGCTCCCGGAAACAACGAGCAAGGCGTGCTCGTCTCGACTGCTGACCTGGACATTCGCGCCACGCGTCCAATCTCCGCTCGCAATGTCACCAGCATGGGGGATCGCGTAGTCTTCCACGGAGACTACCACCACACGATCATCCTGAACCGCAAGATGAAGGGCAATGCCATCATCATGCCGCAGGACCAAGACACGGTCATGTTCGCGGGAAGTTACCGCTGGTTCGAGTGCAAGAAGGAGCTCAACAACGCCGACATCCTAGCGGCGCCTAGCAGCATCTATCGCATGATCGAACATCGCCTTGAAAAGCGCGGTAGCGAGCGCGTTCACGTCAAGCGTGCTGGGCGTGAGTTCATGGTGGCCAACGCTACGACGCCCGTGCCTGCGATGCGCGCCGTAGAGAAGATCGCCAACCGCTACAACCTGAGCGTCAAAACGGCTGCGGAGATCGTTAGCGCAGTCGGGGCGGGCATTCCTGTCAACATCTGGCGCGTAAAGCGCGCGCAAGGTGAGTCCCTGGATCCCAATGCTCCTGCGCCGCCTCCGGCGCCGCAAATGGATCCGAACGCCCCGCAAGCCCCGCCCCCACCGTCAGGGCTCGATCTCGCGACTGGTGAAAAGATCCAGCAGCTGCAAGGTCAAATCGCGGCCCTTCAGCAAATGGTTCAAATCCTCAGTGAAGTGCAGCAACGCGCGCAGATGATCGATCAGGGCGGCGGTATGGCCGCTGCCCCTGCTGCCGCTGCGAGCATGATGGCGGGCCCTGGATCGCTCGGGGGCCAAGCCCCAATGGCGCCTGCCCCGATGGGCGCTCCCCCTCCCCAGCAGGGCGCACCACAGGGGGCAGCCCCGCAAGGTCCCCCACAGGCTCCGCCGCAGGGCGCTGAGCAGGCTATGGGACCAGTGCCGCCAGGAGGCGGGGTTGTGCCTCCTGGAGCGCCTCCAGGGCCTCCGGAACCTCCTCCGCCCCCGCCAGTTATGGCCGAAGAAGAACCATCACCGGAAATGATGGAGCAGCAGATCAATCCGGCGTTCCTTCAAGATGCCGCGAGCCTTCAGGATCAAGGCATCTTCGATGCGGCCGCGATCTCGTCGATGGCTAAGCAGAAGGGCGCGCGCAGCCAAATTCAAAACTACTTGCCGACCGTCGAGCGCGCTATGGACAACATGGGGCGAATGCTCCTGCTGTTCTACATGCAAGAAGGCGAAATCAAGGAACAGATCGGCGCCGAAGCGTATACGGAAACTGAGCAAAAGGTTCGGGACGTATTCAAGGGCCTAGGAGACGCTGTGTTGGCGCTCAACCAGTACTCTGATCAAATGACCCCAGTTGGCTCTCGTACGGTATGATGCCCGTATGGCTCCACAGCCGCCCGACTATCGCGCCCGGCGCATCTTGACCGCTATTGAGGATGGCGAACAAGTTACGCTCGACGACTCGATGGAGATCGCCTTCTTTCACCTCGTGAAGAACGGCGAATCCGCCATGCCCGAGCTGGCGAGCGCCTACGACATCTATCAGGATCAAGAATACCGCCACATCATCAACGCTCTGGCGCTGAGCGGCGCTAATCCAGAGTCTGTCGCAGCGGCGCTAGGAATGCCGGAGCCAATCTACCGCGCGTACGTCAGCTTCTTTTTTGACGTGAATGTCTTCCCGCACAACTTGGCGAAGGCCCGTTACGTTCGACAAGTGCAATGCGCGGATGAACTGAAAAAAGTGTACGAGGTCGCCATTGAACGCGGCGCTGAAGAGCTCCTGAGTCGCTATCAGATCGGCGCGCGGCCGAGGATGGACCCTGAAGACGTCATGCACGGGGCCATGGCGGACATGTGGAGCAAATTCCTGAGCCACCGGGGCTACAGTGTCACCGCAGACACTGCAAAAGAGGCGCTCAAGTGGGGCGAATCCGCTGTGCGTGTTGCGAAGATGCTCGGCGACGGTTCGCGCGAAGCTCAGCACGCCAGGGATGCAGCTAACGAGCTACGTATCGCGCTTGAAGTTCGATCGACTACAAAGACGCTCGAAGAGCTTGATATCAAGCCTGACGATCTCGTAACTGAATAACTCCTACAATAGGTACGCCATCATGCCGCAGTGGGATAACAAGCAATTCGAGCAAAAGGCCCAAACCATTGCCAAGACCGCTTTGGCAAAGGGGGGAGACCTTCACACGCTCACGATCAAAGAAGCCAAGGCGAGCGGGCTCAACGAAGAGCAAATTCGCAGGCTTGGTCGTGCCGTGAACGTAAAGGCCTTCGAAGAAAAGTTTGCGAGCCTCAAGGGACGTCCGGATCGGATTGTTGAATTTGATCCGGTGGATCCTGAAAACGTGATCAGCGAGCTCTTCACTACGGCGCCTGTCGCTGAGAAGCGAGCTTCAGCGGCGTACCCCAACCTCTCCGACCAGATGCGTGACCTACGCGGGTGGGCTCCTGCGGAGCAAACCAAGGTGGCCAGCATCAACGTCCGCCAAGAGATGGATCGCCTGGTACCCAAGGAGCCCCCGATCGAAGCTCAGATCAGCCACTGGACCAAGGTCGCAGAAGATCTACGTACGCGGCGCGCGGGGGCTGAGATTCGATGGGACGACTCCATGGCTACGATCAAGAGCCACAGTCAGCGTCTGTATTGGGATCGCGACGAGTTTGAAAAGGACGCCGTCGCCCTCTACGGAGACGAAGTCCTATTCGAGCTCAACGCTCTACGCGCTGACGCGCGCCTGCCCGCACTGGAGCTGGACGCATCTACGGCCACAAAGCTGGCAGCACAGCTCTTCGGCGAAGAGACAGAAGACACAAAGCTGCTCAAAAAGGCAGCTGTCGCCCGCGTTGAGTACGCTCAATTTTCGCAGGCCGAAAAGGCCGCCACGGCAAAGCTCGCTGAGCTTCGGAAGAAGGTGCTGGGATGAGTGCGGAGCTAGACGCGATCATCGACGAGATGGAGAAGGACGCCTTCTCGTTGAAGCAGGTCGCTGACACCGCTAAGGGCTTTTTTCAGGGTGCGCGCAGCGCCGACAATGAACGACGCTTGCTGAGCGCTGCAAAGCACATCGCAGGCGACGCTCACGTACCTGAAGAAGCTTTTCATGGCGCCTTGAAGACCATTGGGGCTGCGTCTGAAGGGGCGCATGCCACAGGCCTGTTGGGGCGTTTGAAGCACGAGATCAACACTGGAGTCCAGCACGCCAAAGAGCAGTGGCAACACCACGCGCGCCAAAATGCTGCACAGGAGTACGCCAGGCACGGCGGGGTCCCAGCAGTACAGCAAGCTGTGGCGGGTATGCCCGCACCGCGCGTTACGATGCCTGCGCAGGCGCCCAGTCACGTACCTGCACCGACTGTGCACGCTCCAACGCCCGCGCCTGCTGTAACTGCTGCGGCTCCTGCCGCTGGAACAGCTGTGGCGCCATCGTTCGGGCAACGGGCTCGTGAGTTCGCTGGCCGACATGCTCCGGGGGTGGCTGCGGGTGCTGCGCTTGGCGCTGGAGGCTATGCTGCGTATCGCGGCGCGCAAAATGCAGCGGAACAAGACACACGCATGCAGGATTACATGGCAAACATGCGGCATGACCTGAACTCTCCACTACCGTCTATGACGGTAACGGCCAGCTATGAAAAGTTCGCGGCTGAAAAGCTCGCGGCTCCCGACGCCATGTACATGACGGTACCCTCCGCCATGGCCAAGTCCTTGGGCGACACGCTCAGCCAGAAGCTGGTCGCCGACCCGATTGACGCTCTGCACAGCAAGCTGCGCAAAAAGATGGTGGACGAGCCCGCATGGGAAAACAACTTCAACGCGGCTGTGGCTTCCGATCCAATGCTCTCTAGGATTCACACCGAGAATCCAGACATGCTGCGGAATGCGTTCGCGTCCGTAAAGCGATTTAGCCCTTCCCTAGCAAAAGACCTGCTAGCTACACGTAATCTCATGCGGCATGTGGCGATGTCCGGCGGGGAAATGGACCACGCCACGATGAAGCTGCTCGCTGAAACTGAGAAGTTCCACAACGAAAGCCGGAGAAGGTAACGTGCTGATCTCCCAGAACCTCCGAAGCATTCTACGCACCGAGGGCTACGCTAAGCTCGCAGCTCAAGTGATGCGTAACGAAAACGAGTACGTCGACAACATCGAGACCATCGAAGGTGCAGCGACCTCGTTGGCTATGAAGGTCGCGGCGAATCGCGCGAACAAGCAGACAATCTACAACGGTCTGGCGTCGTACCGCCGCGCTCAGGAGCTGTGAGATGCCCCGCCTCCCGACTTTTCACTCCGTGAAAACCGCCTCAGAGAAGGTGGCGTTCTGGCAGCAGTGCAAGATGCGCGCGGCCCGAGACCCACAAGGTATGGCCGTAGGCCTAACAAAGGTCGCATACGAGCTATGGGCTGATGCGTGGGAAAGCGGCATGGGCGCTGCGCCGCGTGAAATCAGGGAGGCGTTTGCGAGCTCATTTGGCTGCGCCTACGTAGTGGAGCAGGGCATCCAAAAAATGGCTGCTATGGGCCAAGTCGCCGAAGACGAGGCCCAGCTAATGCAGCAGTGGGTGGCTGAGAGCGCCATTGAAGATCTCAAGGCAATGGTCAAGTCGGCCAACGCGATGAGGGATCCGCGAGTGGTCGGCGCCCTACTGGGCGCGGCTACAGGAGCAGGCGCAGGTGCGTGGCGGGATGAAGACAACCGCCTACGTGGAGCAGCGATGGGCCTGCTTCCGGGGGCTACCATCGGCGCCCTGGGCGGACAGATGCTGAAGAGCCACGGCGATTTTGCCTCCAAAGAAACAGTTCGAAAGGCTACGGATGCTGCTGAGGCAGCACTGGACGCCGCGAAGCGCAAAGGTCGTGGCCAAAGCGGCTACGACGCCATGCTACACGTAGCCCAAAGCCTCGGGGCCCAACGCGGGAATACCGACATCGAGCAAGCAGTAGCGGCGGCGAAGGACCAGCTGCAAGAGCACTTTGCTCAGGGGCTCGGACACTTCCCGGAAGCGTTGTCGGCAGTGTTTACTGATCCAACGGATCGGCTGGCCTTCATGCAGCGGGTCCAAAAGGTGATGCCCAAGCACGCTTCTCTGAAAAGCAAGCTGGCTGACATCATGCAAGGTCTTGAAAATGGCGGTCAACCGCCTATGAACGCAGATGGGCCGCAGCCTCCTCCCGGGTCTTTGGAAGGTGGGGACGAAGGTCTACCCCCAAGCACTGATCCAGCTGCTCAAGGCGGCGAGGCAATCGGAGAGCAGCCGCAGATTGCCGATGGCGCTCTGGACGGCCTCGATAAGGCGCACAAGACCATCGATAACATGATCTTCCTGGCGCAGCAGGTTCAAATGCCGCAGCTGGCTCAACAGCTAGACCAAATGCGAGATCAGCTAGCTGAGCACTTCGCTGCGGGACACGCGTACCTGCCTCCGGAACTTCAGCATCACTTTGCGCAAAGCGAACATGCTGAGGCGTTCATGAAGAAGTACAAGCAGCGTTTCGGCGCGGTAGGCGGCGGCGGACAAAAGAAGGCAGCGTCCGCAAAAGAGCTAGCGAAGCTGGCGCTATTCGGACTAGGGTCAAAAAAAGGGCCAAAAGATCCCGATGCTGGTTACTACCCGGATCACGATATCGATGTAGATGCCACTATCCCCCATGGTGAAATTCAACATCGCGTGGAGGGCGTCAACGAATTTGGCGAGCCTATGGTCCGCCTACGTATGAACGGCGCCTATGTGCGCTCGATGCGACCCAATGAATTGGAACGGGCCTCGCTGAAGTATTTTCGCGACAATGCTCACGCCATTAAGTCGCAACTGAAAAATGCAGAGCGCTGAGCATAGGGCTTAGACTTCAGCCGTGCGTAAGATCTTCCAACTCGAAGACCGCTTCCCGACCGGGGAACCCACCGTTCAACTCGTGCTTACGAGCAATGGACGGGGTGGGCGTCTATTGGAAAAGCGGGCTTTCGATAGCTCCTCGGATGCGTACGCGTACCTTACGACCGTAACGCCCAAACAGGGGCACTCCATCGTGCTAGTAAACGCAATGGGGGCGTACGAGACGTACGACGATAATCGCAATGGCGACTCGTTCCCGGCGCGGGCTGTCAACGTAGGTAAGAAAGCCTCGTGCGGTCACAAAGAGTGTTTGGAGGCTGCGGCCTGGATTACTGAGGCCGAGACGCTACCCAACCACTACAAGACATTCGAAAAGCACGGGGGCATCTTCAAGCACCACCGCAACAATGACCCAACGAAGTCGCTGGGGTCAGTGCTGAAAGCCGTCTGGAACGTACGCATGCAGCGAGTAGAGCTGCTGCTTGAAATCGTAAACGACCGCGACCCGGAGTTGGTAAAGCGTATCGCGGACCATGAGTCCCTCGCGGTATCGATGGGCTGCAAGGTCCCGTGGGATGTTTGCTCGATTTGCGGGCACCGCGCGCCTACGCGTAAGGACTATTGCGAGCACGCGCGTATGAAAATGCGGCAAGTGCTCGCGAGCGGCGAAAAGGTCTGCGTGCACAACCCGTCGCCGCGCTTTTTTGACATCAGCTTCGTGTACCGGCCTGCTGATCCCACCGGGTTCATGCTGAAGAAGGTCGCCAATAGCGGCCCTGCGTGGGAAGGCTATAGCGCCGAGGCCGGCGAAGTAGCTGAGGCCTACGAGCAAAAGATCGCGGACGAGCGCAAGCTCAGCGATATCCGAAAGCAACTGCTCGGGCGTGTGAGCGCTGAGCGCGTGAACAAGGACATCCAAAAATACAAGAACGTGGCGCGGCAAAATGCGAAGAATCGCAAGCCTGCCAAGGATGAAGAGCTAGACAAGCTCTCCCAATACCCATTGTCCGTGATCGCGTCGACGTTCGCCGCCAAGAATGCGGCGCTATCTGCGGGCGACGTTACGAGGCTATTTCTAAAGCGCGCAGGAATGACCAGCCCCGATTGGCTGGTGGACCGCGTGGTAGCCATGCAGCCGGTCTTTGACGCGCTGTGCTGCTATGACCCCTCAATTCGGGAAAAAACCAGCAGCTTGATCGAGCTGCACGATCGACATGTAAATCCAGCGCTTTTCCCGCTGGTGCAAGCCTGGGTCGAAAAGCACGCAGGACTCACGGACTACGTACGTGACTCTTTGTACGAGCCATCGTCCGTTTTGCCCACGCTCTCAGTAGGCCCCGGAGCGCTGTATCGCGCGAGTGAGCCCGGCAGGACCGACCTGCTGACTATGACCGACCCGGTCACCGGGCACGTCTATCAGACCACTCGCGGCGCAGCGCGCGCGGCCCATCACGCGAACATGAAGCACAAGCTATTCGGCGCGGGGATCCTGTCTGCCGGATACATGGCGGGTCTTCACAAGCTTCTGAATCCAAAGGTGCCTTGGTGGATCAAGGCCCCAGTGGCCATTGCGGCAGGATTGAAGACCTACGAAGGTGGTCAGGCGCTAGCGCGTCCTTTCCGAAATCCTGAGTACCTGACTGACCAGGGTATTCTGGTTCCAGGGAGCACCGAGTTCGCGAAGGTTTCGGCGCTCACCCTCCCAACCTACCTGGACAAGGTCGCGTTCGACGTCATCGAGAGGGTCGGTGATCAAGCAGATCCATTGCTGGCTATTCGGCAAAAGGTCGCTGCGTACGCTCCAAAAGCAGCTATCAGCCGATTCCTCGTAAGCGCAGAACCTGATACAGAAAAAGCAGCTGCGCTCGCGCGTGGAATCGAATACGATTCTGATCCTCTACAGCCTCCGCAAATCGATCTCGACGCGTTGAGCGAGCGCGTCGGTGCACTACTGTTGTCGTAACCCGACGCCCTACCCTACTGACGAGGAATCCATGAAGCTCAAGTCCCTGATCAACAACGCCCAGAACAGCCCCATGGCAAAGACCGCCTCGGCGCAGGCGGCTGCTCCCGCCAAGGCTTCGGCCGTCGGTGAGGCGATCAATGAGGCGCTAGCGAAGGCGGAAACCACCAAGGTGGCGGCGGAAGTGGCGTCGCCCACGGCTGACCTCGAAAAGATGGCGGCCGCTGTCGTCGAGTCTCAACACGCCAGCGAGGTCGCTCACGTCCAAAAGCTGGGCGCTGCGATGGCTGACGCGTACGTTCGGCAGCTCGCGTCCTACGAGCAGGCTGCTGCTCAGCTGGCGCAAGAGAAGACCGCCAGCATGGGAATCACCGATGGTGAGCTCCAGCTCATCTCGGAGCTTCGCGCTGACCCCCAAGGGACCGTGATGAAGCTCGCGTCCATGGTCGGCGTGGCGCCTCAGGACGAGTACCTGACCGAGAAGCAGGCTGCGGAGGTCTGGCAGCAGACCGCTGAAGCTACTGTGCGTGGCATCCACAAGACCGCCATGGAGCACTACGCGACGGGCTACCAGACCGTTCTGGAAGTGCTCGGGGGCTGATCATGGTTCCCACCACTGCCGACCTGATGACCTTGTTCACGCGGATGCGAAAGGAGGCCCATCAACGCCTCGCTACGCCTCTACGTGATGCGGTCATGGACCGCTTCGAAGCTCAGAAAAGCGGCGTCAAGACGGCAGCGGATCTTGCCGCCATCGACAAGGCCTTGTTCCTTCACTCTTCGGTGCGCTGATGGCGAAAACACCTTCGATTGCGGAAACCGTTGAGCGCCTCTTGCACGAGGTCAACGGTACAGCTGCGCCTACGGCTCCAGCCAAGACAGCAGCCTCCCACGCGGATCCTCAAAATCCGCTGAAAAAGCTGGCGGCTGCTCTGCGCACCGCCCCCGAACCTCAGCTCACCTACGCCGTCCTTCACGTCGTGAAAACGGCCATGGTTAACAACGAGATCGGCCCTCTCCCTCTGCCCGAGCTGCGGCCCGAGGGTAACGACCCCCGTGGCGCCAACCTGCGCAAGCTCGCTAATCATCTTCGAGTAGACAGCGTGCGTGACAATGAGCGGCTGTTGGCCAAGGGCGCTCACGTACTGCGCGCGAGCCGTGGCCTTATGCTTCTTCGCGAACTGGTCAGGGAGTGACATGAGCCTCAAAGAAAAGATCGCGGCGGTTCTCGACGCTCTCGCTGATGAGCGGGAGGCCATGCCTGTTGTAGAAGCAGAACTCACTGCTGATACATCCGACAATGCCATCCAAAAGTTCGCCGAGAACTACCGCGAGCTGACGGGTGAAGCCCCCAACGACGAGCTAATCGCTCGCGTACAAGCCGACGACGTTTTGCGTGATGTTCTCACCAAGATGTCTGAAAATCGCACGCAGCGGCCTGAGCCGCTGGGCGAAGCTACTGACACGCACTCTCCTGACGACGAGAGCCCAAAGTCAAAGGCGGCAGCTATCAAGGCCGCTGAAGACAGGTTCGCGCAAAACATCCTCGCGCTCAATGTGCGCTGAGGTTCACGCCCTACTATACGGAGCAGAGGAATCCCATGAAGCTGAGCCAGAAGTTCAATGTGACCGGCCGCGACCCGATCAATGGCGCCAAGGCTGGCATCTACGAGTCGTTCCAGCCGGTCGAAGTCGCCAACGCCCTGATCGCGGGTTCGGGACCCGGCGTTCCGGACGTCAACGGCACTCCGACCCCTGGTACTATCGAGCCCGGCCACATTGTCGCCATGTCGGCGAGTGGCGATGTGGCGCTCGCTACGTCCCCTGACCTGAGCGCGGCGCACTCCATCATGATGTGGGTCGTCTTCTCGGGCGACGATGACTTCTCGGGCTCGATGGTGGGCCAGGTCAATTGCTTCCACGGCGGCGCGCGGTTCGACACCGAGAAGTTCAATGTCGCGTCGAGCTACACCCCCGGCCTACCGCTGATCGCCAACGGCGGTTCACTTGATGTCAAGGTCTTGGCGGACAACAAGCAGATTGTTGGCTACGTCGGCCCGCGTGGCGTCGTCAACGGCGTGCTAGACGTCTTCATGCCGCAGAGCGCGGGCGCTCGCTACTGAGCCGCTCTCTCAAAAGGCCCTACCGTAAAGCTACAACAGGAGCAAAACGAAAATGAGCGGCTACGCAACGGAGACCACTCAGGTCAGCGCGCGCTACCTGAACCAGTCGTTCCTGAACGCCATCGAGGGCGGCAGGACCAAGGAAGCGCAGGATGAGGGCACAAGCTTCATCCGTGAAATCGTACGTCAGGCCAGCGGCGTACGTGAGATCCTCCCGCCAGTTGGGCTGTCGGACGATCAGATTGATCGCGATGACCGTACCGATGAGCCCCGGAAGATCGTCGAGAAGGAGCCCCAGTCGGTGGCTACCTTCGTCGAGTTCCAGGGAACCCCCACGGCGTACTGGTTCCGTGGGCCGCGCTACTCGGTGTACTTCGGCAAGATCCTCTCGCCGAAGGCCACCAAGTCCAAGTTCCAGCTGATGACGTACCAGAACGACATCCGCAAGCTCTTGGCGGACAACTTCGTCAAGGACATGGCGGACCAGGAAGACAAGTACTGGCGCCGTCAGTGCATGGTCCTCGTCGGCCTGAACCCTGGCGCGCAACGCACCGTCGCGTCGGCGTTCAGCAGCTCGGCCTTCAAGCGCGCGTTCCAGTCGCTGCTTGATCGCCGTCGCCCGATCGGCAAGATGCTGATGACCAAGTCGCTGTTCATGGAGGCCATTGACCTCCCAGCGACCGCCGTCGGTAACTCGATCGCGGAGAAGCACTACAAGGAAGGCATCGAGGCCGAAGAGAACCTCTGGGGCGTTCCGGTGGTGTCGACGGTCAAGTCCGACATCTACGATCCGCGTGAGTGCTGGGTGTACTCGCCGCAGAACTTCCTCGGCAACTTCTTCCTGCTTCAGGACGCTACTCTGTTCATCAAGCAGGAAGCCGACATCATCGAGTTCTACACCTACGAGGCCCCCGGTATCGGCATCGGTAACCGCCTCTCGATGCAGCAGATCGTGTTCCCGGCCCGCGATTGATCGCGGACGTTCCCTAGTGGAACACTAAACGGCCCGCCTGATTCACTTCAGGCGGGCCGTTTGGCTTTTTGACGTATCCTATCTGCGTGCCCTACGTATCAGACGCTCAGCGCCGGTTCTTCCACTCCCCTGGTGCAGCCAAGGCCGGAATCACACCCGCCATGGTCAAGGAATGGGACGACGCGTCCCGTGGCAAAAAGCTGCCTGAAAAGGTCGCCAATAGCGCCCAGCATGTAGTCCAAGAGCTGGGCAAAATTGCTGCGGCGGCCTCAATGACCTTGGGCGCCAAACCCACTTCCACCGTACCGAAGCTGCCTGGGTTGAAGCCTGCTGGGCCAATGAAGGCGCCCAATGTGCCTTCACCCGGTGATTACAAGCCTTCGTTTCTGGACAACTCCGGCGCTGCGGCGCAACGCGGCTCTGAAGACAAGCTCAACGCCGGCAACACGCTCACAATGCCCACATGAGCCCCGAGAGCAACGCCAAACAAATTCGAGTCATTGAAGGGGCGGGCGTCGCTAATCCCCATCGGCGCGCCTTGGTACCTTCGCGTCCGGAAGAGGGAGCTCTAGATGCAGCCACAATCGTGGACGCGGTGGAGAACCCAGTCGGCGGGCTACCTATCCCTATGCCCGAAGGTGGCCCTTACGTGGTGAAAAATGGCGCTGCGCGGCTCTTTCACGCCGTGAAGCGCGCCTGGCACGCCCATGACCGCATGGAAGAGCGCACGCCCTTCCATCGAAGCCATGTGGATTATGTGCAACACGCGGTCGACACCCTGAACCTTCCGGGGGACGCGTACCACCTGCCTCTGCGCGCCAAAGATGGCGGCGTGGCCGGGTATGCGCAGTTCAAACGCGTCCCGAACCGGAAGGGCCCCGTGCTAGCGACCGTGCTAGCCCCCTACATGAAGCCCAGCGGCCAAAACATCGAATCGATGTTGAAGCAGGGCTCCGAACCCGAGACTAACGCAGACGTATCAACGTCCAACAAGTTCACCACAGACCATATCGATCCACGCCCGCCTGAGAGCCGGGCTTGGAACCGGGTTCACAGACACCCAAATCAAGAAACCGCTGCGTATGCGCTTCGACAGGCGTTCAACAACGCTACGCGCGGAGCTCGACACGAGGTCATTGAGGACGGGCATGCGCCGTCTGAAATTCCGGATGTAACCTGATGGATGCCCAACTTCTCAATATCGCTCCGTTGTATCCAGATGGGTTCTTCATCCAATGGACCCTCACGAACGCAAATGAGAGCGGGGCTTACGTCTTTGATCTTTATCGATCAGGCGGCAGAGAAGGCCCTTGGGATGTCATCGCGACCAACTTGCAAAATCAATACGCCTTCATTGATCGCTTCGAGGTACCTGAAGCGCTTACAACTGAAGACGTACTTCGGCCCAACCAGCTGAACCAATTTCGAGAGTACGCCTACAAGCTCGTAGCGACGTCGCCATCCGGTGCCAAAGCCCAAGTCATCGACACCAACGGACCCAACTTCGAAGGCGCGCTAAACGACCGCAAGATGAATCAGTACTGGCGAAAGTCAGTACGCGATTTCAGACTGACGCTGAAGTTCAACGGCACGCGGTGCATCGTGCTCAAGCGAAAGCACTGGGGTACGCGATGCGATTGCGTGGACAAAAAGACGCGCGAGATCGTGCGGTCTTCGTGCAAACGCTGCTGGGGTACAGGGCTCGTAGACGGCTACTGGACGCCTTTCGCGACGTACGCGCGTCGAAACGTTTCGTCGAACGCCAGCGCGATTACGCCAGAGGCCAAGTCGGACTCTAACGACGTGAAGTTCTGGATGCCCGACTACCCCAGCCTAGAGGCAGACGACATCATCGTCTTCTTGAAAGACAATACGCGCTGGCGCGTCGATCAAGGTACGCAGACACAGATTCGTCTACAAGATGTACACCAAGTAGTCTCAGCCCAAGCCTTGGACCACGGGCACATCATCTATAGATTGCCTGTCGATACATCACAGATCCACCCCCTGTTCTGACAATGGCCAAAACCATCCCCTACTACGGCACGCCGCGTCTAGAAGGACAACACCCAGATGTCTTTCCTGGGTCGCCTTTGGCGTTGATCGCGATCTACGTAGAGGCCATTCGCCTGCGATTCAGTCAAGACAACAAGTACAAGCTGCCGTACTACTGGGAACAAGATCCCACGCCCACATCAGATGAAGAGCACACTGATGACGCGCCGCGAAAGATCTTGATTGAGAGCCAATACGCTCAGCATCCTGACGCGCGCGACTATCGGCCTGCGATCTTTGTTGATCGTGGGGACATGGCCTTCTCAAAGATCGTCGTAGGCAATCGAGCTGCACACGACATCCCAACACAAGAGGATCTGTACTTGATTCACGTCACGACGCCGCTGAGCGTGCTCTGCATCTCAAAGGACCGTGGTGAATCGATGTCGATCGGTGAGATCGTCGCGTTCTATTTGACTACGCTGATGACTCAGATGCGTGAAGCCTTTGGGCTGCAAGACGTAACTCCACCGGTCCTAGGCACAACTCAGGTCTACAGACGTAACTCCAACGAAATCGAAGAGTGGATCACTCCGATCACTTTTCAAATCACGTGCAAGCACCTTTGGACCGAAATTCCAATCGCGCCGAAGCTACGTGAAATCGCGCTCTCGCTATCTACGAACGCCTCCAACGGCTCGCCTACGATTGAACAGTACACTATCTACGGGCGCCGCCGACGGTGACCCACTTCACGACGTGAAGAGCCCTATCTTTAGGACGCTCACCTACCGGAGAACCGCATGGCACGGCCAATCGTCATCGTCTTTCAGGAGCTCGCTGCGCCGCAAGCGACGCCCACCATTCCGGATCTGAACACCGTCATTGTCGGCCCCGCGTACGACCTACGCGACTATCCCGACGACGCTACCTCGATCCAATTGACTCAGACGTACGGGCAATCCGACGGCTCGGCTGGAAACGGCACTGTCACACCGTACGTTCCGCCTCTAACGGGCACTGACGCGGTCACGGTGCTGGAAGGCGCGTATCCCGCGCAAACGGCGGGCTCTAGGGTCGATCACGACTCCGTTCGAGTCTTCCTGAAGTTTCCGCGTGTGGTCCTGTGCTCGACCAACGCCAGCATCACGCCCACGGTCGGTACATCGATCAAGACTGACGTGAACGACCAGACGCTCCTGGAGCTGGTCGGCATGATCGGAGACGGGTTCGTGGGCGCTGGTGTCCGCGCAGGCGACCGCGTCATTCTCACATCGTCGCTAGCCTCGCCCGAGCAGACCGTCATCCGTACGGTCGCCTCGGTTGGAGAGCCAAACGCCAGCGGCCTCGTACCCAGCGGTAACGAGAAGTACCTCCGTATCTCGCAGAACCTGCCCGCCTCGGGTGCTGGCGCGAGTCAATGGACCTACGCCGCAAGCGGCGCAGAGATCCGCGTGGAGCGCGAGCTTCCGATTCAGGAGCTCATCGACACCACCGACACCATCATCACGTTTCCGGAGCCCGGAACGGATAAGCTGGTGATCAAGGGCGGCGTTACGCTCTCGATCTCGATCACGCCCGTCCCGACGGTTGCAGTGCCGAATCCGTCTGCATCGACTGTATCGCGCACGCTGTCTTACTCGCAGATGTACCTGGCTTACCGGGCGCTGCGGCAAGACCTGCAAAGCGTGCAGTCGTTTACGTCGGCGTCTCTCGTGACGGTAAATGGAATTCCAACCGTCACTGGCGTTGGAAAGATCGACTCGCGCAACCCGCTCGCGGTGGGGATCAGCGTAGCGCTGCAAAACGCGGGAACAGCGCCGATCTACGGCTATGGCGTATCGGCAGACGACGCCACCGGACACAGCAATGCGCGCGAAGCGATGTCCACGCGACGTGACCTGTACTGCTTTGTGCCGCTGACGCAGGACCTCAACATCCACGCGGCCTACAAGACTGAATTCGACGCGATGGCGGACCCCACGCGCGCCCTGACTGACGGCGTCGTGCAGAAGTTCCGCATTGTGATCGGGTCGATTCGACTGCCGGTCACCACGACCGTGTACTCGGGTTCTATCTCGGGCGTGGCCCAGCAGCCCACTGGTGCGAACTCGGGGCTCCGCCGTACTGTCTCGGTCGCGGCAGCGTCCACGGGGACCATTGACGTCCTCTCGGTGCTGCCCGGTGACAGCGTTACGATCGGTCTCACGCCCTCGGGCGTGACCGCGTGGGAAAACCGTCGTGGTACTCACAAGGTTTCGCACGTAAACAGCAGCAAGAACTTCCCCAACCCGTCCGATCCCTCGGCTTTCGAACTGATCCCTGGAAGCTCTCGCTGGGACGACACGGCCACTGCGCCAGCTGGTGACATCGAGCTGCTCATCCGCGCGCCCGACGGTACGGTGAAGGTCTCGGTGCTTTCTGAGGAAAGCGTCACCCAGAACACCAGCGTCGTTCGCTTCGCGATGAAGGTGCCGACGACCGTCGGCGGTCCCTACACGATCTCGTACCAGATCGTACCGGGGCTCGTGAACGTCACTGTTTCTGTGACGGGCTTCGCGATCGTAGCTCAAGTCAACGGGACCTCGCACACCGCGCAAAACCTGGTCGACGCTGTGAACGCGCACCCGGTGGTGTCCACGCTGCTTACCGCCAGCGTGACGGCGAACGGCGGCAGCATCATCAACGCGATTGTGCCGGGCACCGATCCTGTCTCGGGGCAAACCGGTGCGGTGGCGAACATCACCGCCTTCTTGGGCGGCATCGTGACCCTCACCGGTCTAACCGGCATGACCGCGAGCTCGGTGGGGCGCTACCTCACCATTTCGGGCGCGGCCAGCGGCGGCAACAACGGCACGTTCGTGATCACTGAGTTCGTCAGCGCGACGAGCGTCAAGGTGGCGAACGCCTCCGGCGTCGCTCCCGACGCGAACAACGGCGCCATCAGCTGGGTCGAGCAGTACAACTACCAGGCGATCACGCCGGTCTCTGGCGCTTGCACTGCGCAAGTTACGGCCAACGACGACCAGTTCAACCGCTTGGAAGACACCACCGCGCTCTTCCTGACTGCCGGCGTGCGTGTTGGAGACAAGATCGAGATTCCGATCGACCCCAACAACTATGCTGGATCGCCGTACGCCGGACGTGTGCTCACCTACACGGTCGCCTCGGTCCTGAACGAAAATCGCCTGCTCATCGCGAACGGCCTGGACGACACTGGTGAGGCTGCGAACGAACTGCCCCACTACTTCCTGCGCGACCTGCCGAATCGCTACCTCGACAACTCGCTGCCCAACGCGATCAACTATCGCGTTCAGCGCATGCTGTCGAAGGACGATCAAGTGCTTGCGCTCACCGCGTCGGCGCAGAGCGTTCGGTCGAAGCGCTGCACGATCACGTGGCCGGACGTGGTGCAGGTTTCCGATCTTCGCAACGGTGCGCTCGCGCGCGCTTCTGCGAGCACCCGGACGCTCGCTGGCGACGTCGAAGGCTTCTACATCGGCTGCCAGGTAGGCGGCGCCGTGGCGGGGCTGCCCTCGCAGCACGGTCTCACCAACCTAGGGCTCGCGGGCATCTCGGACCTGAAGCACTCGCAGCAGTACTTCAGCGAACCGCAGCTGACGCGCCTGTCGGACGGTGGGTTCTTCGTGATGATCAAGCAGAGCCCGGATGCTCTTCCGATCTGCATTCACCAGCTGACGACGGATCCCACCACGCTAGAGAGCGGTGAGCTCAGCGTGGTGAAGAACGTGGACTTCATCTCGAAGTTCTTCCTCGACATCCTAGAGCCGTTCCTCGGTGTCTACAACGTCACGCAAGCGACGATCAACGACATCGGCCGGGCTGTTCTAGATGGACGCGACAACCTTGTCGGCCGGACGCTCGATCGAATCGGCCCGCCGCTTATCAGTGGCGAGCTCACGTCCATCGCCGCGTCGGAAATCGACGCGTCGCGTGTCGAGGTCTTCTTTCGAGGCAACGTGCCGAAGCCCCTCAATACGATCGCCTTCCACCTGGTGGTCTGATCCATGCCGAGCTACCTGTACGACGATCTACTGAGCACGCACTTCCAGAAGACCGCCTTCTGGGGGGCGCTCGCTCGTGGAGCAGTAAAGGTCGCACCCACTGCCGCAAAGGCCGGCTTGGGCTACGCCGCCGGCATTCCTATCGGCGCGGCGGGTACCGCTGGCATGATGGCGCGGACGGGCATGGACTTGTCCAAGTCCGTTACGTCGCCCAATGCCGGACCTTCGCTCGGAATGCTCGGGCAAAAGACGGGTTCACTTCGTGAAAGTCTCGGGCGCTACCAGCTCAAGACTGGATCAGATCTTGGACACGCCCTGCTACACGCTTCACCGTACGTCGCCTGGCTAGGGTCTCAAGGCTTGGACTACGCGGGACTACCACGAGCGTCTAAAGCCTTAAACCTGGGGGCCTACGGCCTCTACGCAGGTATGGCGGGGCATGAGGCCCTAACCAATCCGCAAGAACGACTGACGAGTGGAGTGGACGCCGCCGCGTTGGCCGCGATGGCCCTCTCTGACATTGCTCGAATGCGCCGCGAATCCCAAACGCCAGCATCGGGATCGCACTAACCTTCAGGAAAGCACCCATGCCCGCATACCCGATCGGTGTCACCAAAGGCCTTGGAACCTGGAAGTTCCAACAGAACCATGTCGAGCGCATGCTCGACAACGCGTCGTACGACGCGGCCCACCCAGACGACACCTTGCTGCTTGCGGGACCCGCCCGTAAGGGTGTCGCCGTGCCGGGGCGAAACACGCCTCGGACACTGCAAGCTCTCGGATACTTCCAGAGCTTCAGCATGCAAACGCAAGTCTCGTTGATGCCGCTCATGGGTATCGGCTCGGGCCGCAGCTTCTACCTTCGTGGGAAGTCGCAGACCAGCTGGAGCCTTCAGCGCGTGATGCTGAACGGGCGCAACCTCTTGCGCGCGCTGTATCACAACGCTGTAGAAGTGTCGGGCCTCAGCCCTGAGCTATTCGATGATCCGGCTGCGTTGACGCGGCAGTCGCAGTTCTTTACGAACCTCGACTCGGAGCTCTACTACATCCCGTTCGGTATCGCGGCTGTGATGCGCACCAAGAGCCGTACGCTCGTCGCAGGCTGCTATCTGGAGCTCTGCATGATCGGCAACTGGGGCTCACAGGTGCAAGCTGGTCAAAACATGATCGCTGAGCAGGTTTCCGGCTCCTGCGACCGAATCCTGCCGTTCCAGGCCTCCGATGCCATCGCAGGCATCTCGTCGAACGGTCGTCCAGCCATGGACGCCGTTCTGGGCCTGGCCGGTAACATCTTCCCAACCGCTGACACCGTGAACATCGCCTCGTTCGGCGACACCGGTCTCGGCGACGGCACTGTCGAAGCCTCCACGACCTGATAGACTTCTGGGGTCATGGTTGACCCTCGTCGTCGTCCGCGTCCTTCGGCTCGAACCCCAACATCCCTTGACCCACTCGCGCCGGCCAGCGCTGACGTGGCGATGGGGAATACCCCATTCCGCTCGACCGCCAATATTCTTGAGCGCGGTACCATTATGTCTAGCGACGCGCGTCGCCAGATGTATCGCGTACACCTGAACTCTGGGCGTACGATGGTAATGACGCGCTTGCGGTCGCATCTAGGCGATGTCGCAGTGCTGCCCAATGGGACCATTGTAGCTGTCACCTTCGGTTTGGGGTTGCCGTACATCATCGGGGTGCTCCCTCCAGAAACTGAAGACGTCGACGATGAAGACCCAATCTCCGTCACAGACGTCGCGGGGCATGGAGGCGATGATCCGCTGATGGGTCGCAACCTAGGCGCAAACGCACGCGGTCCTGGGGAGCCTCGCGACGTTACCCCAGGAGACTTCGTCGGCATCGGCCCGGATGGTGCCTCTGTTGCCGCGCTACACGGTAAGGTCGCGCAGCTGCGCGGATCGCCGCTCGCGAAGGTTCAAGCGTTTGGCGATAACGATCTAGTTCAGGTCGTGGCCGGGATCATGCGCGTGGTCACGTGGATGGGGGAGTCTCGCGTCGTAAACGAAGACGGTAAAACTTCGTTCATCTGGCGCGGCGGTACCGATCAACTAACGCAGACCGGTCAGGACGAAGAGCGATACACCATCAAGCTTGATGTAGGCCACACCGGCAACATGCTGAAGTTTGAAATCACAAATCGCGAAGGCCAAGCCGTATTCAAGTTCCACGTAGACCCACAAGGGAAAGCTGATTTGTTCGCGGCCGGCGGCTTCCGCCAGCACTCAGGCAGCGGAGATAACCAAACGCATCCCGTGCGGTTCCACGGGCATGTGGATGAACATGTGTCCGGCGGAGTACAACGGCGCGTAGGCGGCAGCGTAAACGAAACGTTCGAAGGTACGCGTACGGAGACCGTCGCCTCAGACAACAACCTATACGTCGGACAAGACTACTACTGCCAGATCAGTCGTGAACGACGTCAAAGCGTAACAGGCAACAGCGAGGACATCGTCTCTGGGGATAGAAACGACTTCACACGGGGCAACCATGTCGTAGAAGTGCTGGATCCTGGGAAGGTTCACGCCGTGAAAACGAACGGCGGTGAGGCGAGCGTTTCGACTAATCGAGGCAACTACCGCGTATCAACGCGCGGCGGGGCCATCAAGCTAAACCCAGGACTCGGGGCTATTCAGCTGGAAGGCATTGAAGACCAGATTCAGCTGGGAATCGATCCCGTGTCCCACGCGACAAAGTTCGAAGAACTGGAGCTGGCGCTGCAATCCGTGGTTCAACAGGTCAATCAGATGTACGGGCTAATCGCTTCGCACGTGCACCCTATCCCAACGCCGGCTGTCGGAGTTGTGGGACCAGCTCCTTCGCTGGCGCCGCTAGCCACAGCGATTCCATTCAACATCAGCGGCGCTAAAAGCGAGAGCACTAAGCTCCGCTAATGTCCTATATTTGTGGCGCGGCTGCCCAAGAAGGTTGGCTGCGGGAGTAATGGTCAATGAGCAACGCGCGTATCACGGTGATCCCCTACTGCCAGTCGGCTATTCAGGACCTTCTGGGTCTCGAAGCCATGGCAAAGCCCCAGATGTGGAGCAGCAGCAACTTCGCGTTCGGCGTGCCTGTGACCTTCGAGGTCAGCGGGGCCGTCTGGACGCGCCTGCGCTACCAGCTGAATGCGCTGGCGCAACGCCGCATTCCTGCGATGAGCCCGGCGGGTGTGCCCCTGAACACCGGCAAGACGCAGCCTGCCCTGACCTACTCCATGGAGTGGGTCCCTGGTGATCGTCCGCGTGTTCACCAAGTGGAAGGCGTTCCGCTCTCGCTGGCTGCGCCCGCCAACCTCACGCTGCGCGGCACGAACCTGCTCGCCGGAGTCGCGGCCAGCAAGATCATTCAGACCTGGTCGCCGAACTTCACGTTCGGGTACCCCGGTACGCGCACCTACGTCCCTGCGGTCGACGCGCTCCGCCTGGACGCCGTCGCCAAGGGCCCCAGCGGCAATCTGATCGGGTTCTCCATCGAGCCGGCCTCCGGTGCAGGGTCGGTGGCGACCACCTTCAACGGTGACGGGCAGATCTACATCAAGATTACGCCTGCGTCCGGCGCATCGAACTCTACGGCCATCGCCGCGCAAGTGAACGGCGATCCGGTGGCGAGCCTCTTCGTGACGGCGACCGCGCTGGTGGCGAGCTCGCCCATCGCGCCGACGAAGTCCATGATCGGCGGCAATGGCCCGTCTCCGGGCGGCCTGACCCCCTCGCAATCTGGCCAGATCGACCGCTGGTATCTCGAAGGTGGCGATGGTGGGGGGCTGGCGGTCCTCGACGTTCCGGTCACGGCTGGATCCCTGGTCAACCGCCTCCGCCTGACGTCCAACAAGGCGGGCAATGACCAGAACCTGATCACGCTCACGCTGGTCATGAACGGCGTTGCTGGTGTTGCGGTCTCTGGGACCAACATCACCGTGACGCGCGCGGGCGCCACGGAAACGCTCGCCAACCTTGTGGCGGCCATCAACGGCAACGTGGCTGCGGCGGCGCTAGTCACCGCTTCGGCCATCGGCGCTGGCTCGCTCGGCGCCATGCCCAAGACCTGGCTCTACGGCGGCGGTGGCGAGCCCCCTGTCGCCACGGTCGGCGGTGCGGTGGCGTCGATCGTCAGCCAGACCGACACGGCCATGGTCATCGGCACCACCAACGGCGCCCTGGTTGCCGCTGGTGTGGCGGCCGGTGAAGAGGCCAACGTGCAGATCCAGATGAACTACGGGCTCGTGACCGCCTCTATCGGGGTCGTCGCTGCCTGATTCATCGCCCGCGCTTCTTTGCGCGGTTCTCCCCGACACCCGCCAACGAAGGAATCTTCGTTGCCGGGTGTTCGTCATTTGAGGGCTTGGGATCCCCGACACGCTCCTCACCTGCGTAGGGATCGTGCCCGGATTCTTCGCCCTGCGAGATCGCCAGCTCAGTTGGAGTGATCGGATACTTCTCACGATCCTCTTCCGAGATGACGTACTCACGAACCTCTGTGGGTGGCGCATCCGCGATCACGACCTCATCGGTCGGGTTGG